TTATTCGCTGCGGTTCGTTCCGCAACTCCATTGGGCCAGTGCGTCACGTTCAATGTTTTTTAAAAAGATAATCCCATCAAACCAATCAAACGGTTGATGTGGTTCACACCAATAGGCGAGTGTTGCCAGCACGTCATAGGTTTCGGCCTTGTCCCAAAGGGTATCCCAATTTGCAAAAACCTCGTCCACCAAGTGGGAAATGTCTGATTCGCCAGAATTATTAAAAGGAAACTCCTTCTTGATGATGGTGGAGATTACTACGACTGAAGGCCATAAGGTATCATTTTCAGTAAGAGTGCAATGCTCTACGTTCTCATCAAAATTAAAGTACATAAAGAAATCTTGTAAATGCGCAGCATTACGGGTAGGCCGGGAACTTAAAGCACGAATTCCGCGAGACATTGAATCTTTGATTTCTCGTGTAATAAGGCTCCCATCTACATGAGATTGAAGCAGGAAAGCAGCTTCGTTGCGAAAAGGGTTAGTTACAGGGTACAGTTCGTTTTTGATTGCAATGTTAATGTACTCACCGATTTTTAAACCGCAAAGCTTTGTAACTTTTTCAATGAGAGCGTCACTTTCGTGGTCAGACTGAAAAAATCGTTTCATAAGATGAACTCCTTTATGTACGAGGTGTATTTTCTTCTCTATATAGTATAATACAATACGTATTATATAAAGTCAATATATACAGACTGTATTATTTGCGTGCTTTAATAATTTTTTATATGCTGCAAACCGTTGAACCTATTCGCAGCAGTTTGAAATTCTAAGAGGTATTGTCGCTGCGGCGGGAACGGGGGATTGCTCCAACCGCTCAAATCATTATATACGCCCTCTTACCTTAGTCAACGAACTTTCGCGGCATAAATGCTTCGCAATTATTCCACGGTTTCATTGACACGGTGCGAGGGCGTTATTCTTTCTTTTCGCCGGTTGGGGGCAATGCAAAGCACCCCACAGGGTTAAAAGTAAACTTTTAAAGACGAAAGGACAGAAAACGTATGAAACAGACCATCAAGACAAGCCGCGTAGCCGGACAGCTGGAAAAAATGTTCCGCCTTCTGAACAATCACTTTTATGGTGGGCAGTTGCCGGAAGTAGTTATAAGCCTTAAAAAGACCGTTGGTGCTTATGGACACTTTACTTGCGGCAAGGTCTGGCAAGCGGGAGACGAACGGCGCTATGAAATCAATATCAGCAGCGCAACATTGAACCGCCCTATAGAGCAGACCTGTAGCACCTTATTGCATGAGATGGCACACTTAGCTTGTGCCGTTGGATATGGCAACACGGAGAAGGATGAAAACGGGAACCCGCTCCCCATCAAAGACACGAGCGGTTCCGGCAATACATACCACAACAAGCGGTTTAAGGCAATGGCAGAAGCCCACGGTTTAGAGATCGAGAAGCACCCCAAATATGGCTGGACTATCACAAGCCCCAATTTGGAACTGCTGGACTTTATCGCCGCGCAAGGTTGGCAAGACCTACAAATGGTCGAGGGCGTGAACCTTCTGGATATTTTGGGGACACTCCCCAAAGGCGGCGCAGGGACAGCAACCAGAACAAAAAAGCCCACCAGCACCCGCAAATATATCTGTCCTAAGTGCAAAAACAGTTGCCGAGCTACCAAGGCAATCAACATAATCTGCGGGGACTGTATGGAAAAGATGGTTGTAGCGGAATAAACCACCAGACAGCGATTAAGGTCGAGTGAGAGTAGACCATATTTTTATATGTACACTTTTAAAGAGGTAACTACTTATGTGTTATGATTTTTATTCCTGCCCGTTTGAGCCGGATATTTGCTATCTCGAATGTGGAACGCATGACGAGTGCCGCGCTTGCAGTTGGTGCAAAGTGGCTTGTGCGGAAGATAACAACAGCCATCAACGGTTATCAACGGTATCAACGGATGCAGGCACAGCGGTTAAATAAACGCGCCCCCTCATTCAAATCGAATGAGGGGGCTTTTTGTGGGGGTTAATTAGAGCCGCTTTCGCGGAATTCTCTTTTATACTTGTAATAAGTGTTTCGAGCTATTCCTATCAGTTTAATGCACTCGGTATCAGAAAGTGTTCCGTCAAAATCCTTGCTGTACCTTCTGATTTGCTCTTTACATGGAGCAGCTTTCTTTACTGTCAGCTTGCGCCCCGCTGTCTGGCCGATTTGCTTTCCGTTCAATTTGGCGGTAAGCATCCCTTCCTTTGTGCGCTGGTGGAGATCATCGACTTCTTTCTGTGCCTGTCCGAACGCAAGCCGGATTTGCTCTTTTGCCAACGAAACGGTGTACTGATTTAGAGCATCAATAACGGCAGCAACAAAGCTGTCCGTGGCAGCGCTCCCAGTTTCCAGCCGCGTGCTGATTTGCCGCTGGATGGTCTGGCGATAAGTTTCAGTGTCGATGTGCGGTTCTTTTAAAAAGTGTAGTTTAATCTGACGGTCAAACAGTTCTTCATAAAGTTGGCATCCCTCGTCAGCATTGCGGCTCATGCGGGAAACACTGTCGAACACGATGGTATCTCCCGGTTGCACGATGCGCACCAGCTTGTCCAGTTCCTTGCGGCCTTGGTACTTCGTTCCCGTATAGACTTCCTGCACGATATGCGCGTTAGGGTATGCAGCCCGGATGTTCCGCACCTGTCTGTCAATATTCTGCGCCGGGGTGGAAATCCGGCAGTACCCATAGGTTTGCATTTTGTATCACCTCTAAGGAGCGTTATATTTAATACTTCCACTGTATTCAGTTTGTTATAAAAAGCAAGTACTTTTAATATTATATGGTGTTAGCCCAATTTTAATACTAACAACGTGCTTAGAGATGCTTGCGTAGAACGTACTTGCAACGCTAGGAATGTACCTAACAGAGAAAATCATGTGCAATGTGTTGCATTTGAGACGTTACAGTTTAGGAATCCTTGTTATAGATTTTTAAAATAATATAAGATATAATAAAAATATACATGACAAGGAGATTAAACCAATGGGGACAAAACGACATGGAAGAAAAATTCTTAAACTGCCAGAGAATGATTCTACTGTAACGAAGCCTGTCGACGATAGTGCACATAACAAAATTACATACTCATCAAAGCTGGGAAATGAACTTCAACTAACCCCCTATGGATACCGTGTCTACCATGCAGATTTTGATGATAATGAAGAAAAATCTGGTACATTTAAGGTTGCGAAAGACACCTCGAGGTGTACACATGTTGGTTGTGGGAAGTTTCGGATTAATACTACTAATGAGAACGAGATTACGAATTATATATATGACAAAAGTGAGATTTACCTATCTCATTACCGCAAATTGCCTGGTAAATATGCGGATATGTGGGAAGGTGTTCCAGCAACGCTTTTGATTGAAACATACCATAATATATGCCGATTCTGTAAGAAACCTTATCGTGATACGCTAAGTGATCTGCGAGATGGAAAAAAACATTATACGCGCGCATTAGCAGCGTATATAAAAGCAATATCTGTGCAATCCGATTTGACAGCGTTATCGAAGAACTTTTCTGTAAATAAACAGGATGTATTTAAGTGGTATAATGAAGAGGTTGCACGTAGAGATGACGAGTCTCGCAATGTTCCACAGCCCAAAAGTCTTGGACTGTATACGTTGACCTTTAATGAAACAGGAAGAAGAGAAAAATATTGTCTATGTGTAGACGAGGAACGTCAGACATTTATTGGCTTTTTTCCGTGGAATGATATGGAAAAAAAGCAAAATTTCTTCGACAGCATACAAGATAAGAAAAAGGTCACGACTGTATTTACCTATTGGGACGATATTGCGGCAACGGAAAGTGAGAAAATATTCCCTAATGCGGAGCTTGTTATAGAGAGGAGCGCAGTTATAGAACACATAAGGGAAATATCTGAGCAAGTCTTTAAAGAGCAACAACGGCTAAAACCCGAATTGAGATATATGTTACAAGACAATAAGGAAGATTTGCTTTACAAGGAATGGAGGGAATATACTCGAAATCCGAATGAAGTAAAGCGTTGCTATGAAGAATGCCCGATTCTTGTGGAGCTTTGTGACATATATATTATAATGCTTGGCCTATATGATAGCGAAACAATAGACGAAGCGGAAACGATATTTGATTTTATACTTATTTCATCATTCGACAATCGCAAAGAGTCGCTCCAAATGAGTAGGCTAAGGTCCCAGTTGAAAAAATATCGCGATAGAATTATACGATTTATTCCTCTTCGCGGACAATTAAAAACGATTTCAGAAGAGAGAAAAAGATATGAGAAATTGCTGGAAGCTGTACCCCGGGCAATGACCGACATTAATAGCAAAGGCAAAAAAGGTGCTTATGCCGCACGAGTAGCGGGAAAAGATTACCTATACGGCCATGTTATGTATGGCGTCATGGATAGAGTTAATAATCACCGCATACAAGCATACAAGGCAAAACAAGCGATTGAAAATGAAAAGAAATTAACACACAATGAACTTTATATGATGCCGATGCACGACGTTATAGGTAACAATGTACCGGAGCTTGTTACTTACGACAATTTCTTTATCCCATTAGAGGAATTTTCCGAGGAGTTGATGTTGCTTGAAACTCCGATTCCGGAAGAAATTCCAGAAGATTATTTTACAAGTAAAAATCTTAAATTTTAATGCACACGTCCCTAAGCAAAAAGAAATCTAAATAATCTCTTTATCCCCGTGGCTTAGCCTTTTTGGCTTGCTGCGGGGATTTCTTGCTTATTGTAGGAATGATTGCTTTCCAAAACGAAACCTTTAATTGGTGTTTTCCAAAACTACACTTTTAATGGGAGTTCAAAAGATGGTAGGCAATCTAGCTCCGCACTATAATAAGCCTGTAGCTACGAAAAAACTGATGTTCCCGACACCGGAAAGGGAATATACAAAAATTGAAAACAACTAACAGATAGAAAAGGGGACTATTATAATGAACACTAATGTTAGGAAAATTGTTGGCGGGAAAAAGTACGATACTAGTACGGCAAAATGTATCGGTTATTACACGAACAGTGAGGTAGAAATTTATGACTTTGCATTTGAAACGCTTTATCTGAAGAAGACTGGTGAATTCTTCCTTCATAAGTGGGGAGAATTTCAAGGAGACGTAATTCTTCCGATGACTGTAGAGGAAGCAAAAGTATGGATGGAAGAGCACGAAAGTGTTGAAGCGTACGAAGTCTCCTTTGGCGAAGTAGAAGAATAATGAGAAACGTTCGTAGAAATTGATAATTCGGCTATGGTCCGTTTGAGTTCCATTGCTAGATTATCTTAATACTATTTAAGGAGCAATACTTATGCAATGTAAAGTCATTGATTTTGAAATGCACAGCCCCAATGACAATACCTACAAAGACCGATTCTTTAGCAACGACTCTGACGCAAAGGGAACTTTGGAATTTTTGGGGGAACGTGTGTATATTGAGATGAAAGTAACCCAAAAGGATATGGGCTCTTTCAGTGGGGGAACTATTCGCTTTAGTTCAGGCGACTATGAGGGCGGAGTTTTAGCAGACTTTATGGGTAATGTTGGTATAACGATCAACAAAGGCGATAAAGTGATTTTTCGGTATCATGATAGGCACTGGCGGTTTGATGGTGATGATTTAGATGACGTGACGCGCTATCGCAAAATTACAAATCCGGCGGTTGATTGGATTAGAAAGTGCTATGGTGGTTTTATTTACTCTACCCTTTCTTATGCAGAAGATTACAGTAAGAAATGTCCGGATGTTCGTTGGACAATTTATAACACGTGTATGGATGAATGGGTAGATATAAAATGGACGGTTACAAATCTTAATCGGACTGCCGAAGATGATGGCTATGAGTGTGATGCTGTTGCATATTTTGAAAGTTGTGGTCAGAAAAAGGAAAGTGGAGACAGTGAACCGCTTTTTCACTTGGTGACGCTGGATAGCGAGCCCATTAAAGATACGAAGGTGTTCTATGGCGGAGAGTTGATGCAAAACATTGAGGGTCCTGCGTTTGACCTCTTGTGCGAAACCTTTTATAATTATATCTGCCTTTGCAATATAGGGTATGGAGAGTAACTAGGCAAAAGTGTAAAAAGGACTCGTAGTTGAACTGTAGCTCAACTACGAGTCCTTTTTTGTGCCTTTTCCAAAACGAAACCTTTAATTGGTGTTTTCCAAAACTACACTTTTAATGGGAATTCAAAAGCTGGTGCTATGTAAAAAACTGCCATATACTGGGAAATGTCAGATAGCTACTGACAAAAATAATGATAAGGAGCCAAAAAGTCCGGCGCCGGATTTTCGTGACAACGAATGAAAAGTACAAAAATTACCAACACTCCCATTGAAATCAAGAATGAGGACGGTGGGCTGGAGATGCTGGTGCAGGAGTACGAAGTGACCCGCGAAATGTACAAGGGACGCTGCCCTGTTACCAGTAAGTATGTAACCATCTTTGTGCCGCATAGTGTCGGACAAAATGATAGTGCTATGGTGACTGCTGCGATTACGGATTACCGCGAACGCGGCTACAGTGTGAACGTCATGCACTCTGGCAGCGAACCGCTGAAAAGCTGTATGTACGACCTGCTCCACAATAACCGTAATACCGAACCGTCTGCCGATGACAGTACAACAGTGGTTATATGGGCCGCTGGCTATCGGTTGGGAGATCAGCTCCTGAAGCGTGGGAAACATCCACCCAAGGTAACGCTGCACGGCATTGAAAAGCCGCAGAGCTTGTCGTGTGAGGAAACCAAAGAAGGTCAATTTGTTGCAATGGGCCATGCAAGGGGGTTCAGAGATGACCTGTTGGCAGCACTCGGAGTGGAACCGCTAGATAATGAGGTGCATCCAGAGAAAGAGGGTGCAAATCAATGATTACTCCAAGTTCTGCATCTGAGTTTGCCCGGTACATTAAAGGTGCCAAGCCGCACGGTGAATGGTGGAGTGGACACTGCCCTGCACATGATGATGCACATTCGAGTTTTTCGTGGGCTGATGGTGAAAACGGAAGGCCTGTCCGCATCAAATGCCATGCAGGGTGTACCCGCAGTGAAATTTTGGCCGCACTTGGAATGGAAGACCCGCCGACGAAAGTGCTGGCTCCGCCGCAGAATGCAGAGGTCATCTATTGTTACTATACAGTAAATGGTCAGTATATTGCCGAAAAGGTACGTGGCTATAATTCAGCAGGCGGTCGGTTTACTAATTGGCGCAGGCAGGACGGTAATGGGGGCTATATCAAAGGACGTGTCAAAGATGAACTTTACCTTTACGGGCTGCCGGACCTCAAAAGCCTGAAAGCAGGCGATACCGTCTATATTGCAGAGGGCGAAAAGGATGTTGAGACGCTTCGCAAGTACGGGCTTATTGCAGTGAGTGGCCCTGATGGCGCGGGACATGGGAAATTTCCGCAGGAAGCTATCAAGTGGTTTGAACAGAAAAATGTTGTGATCTTCCAGGACAACGACAAGGTTGGCAAGGAATTTGCACAGGAAGAAGCTGCTGCTGTTTCTAAAGTTGCGGCATCGGTAAAGTTGATTGACTTGCAGGAAATTTGGCCGGAGATCCCCGAACATGCCGACATCAGCGACTACTTGCAGCGCTTTGGCACTGAAATGATGTCAAAGGTTAAGAATCTCATTGACAACACCCCTCTTTGGGAGTCTTCCTCGAAAGAGCAGGCCACGGCGGCCACGAAATTCGAGTGCTTTTCCGCAGAGCGAATTTTGAATGAGTACATTGAGCCGCCGCAGTTTATCGTTCAGTCTTTGTTGGCGGAAGGGCTTACCATTCTTGTTGCACCGCCCAAATATGGCAAGTCGTTTCTCGCAATGGATTTGTGTTGTTCTGTTGCTACAGGAAAAACCTTTTTAGGCTTTTCTACTGTACAGAGCAAAGTCTTGTACTTGTGCCTTGAAGATAGCAAAGGACGTATTAAAAAGCGTCTCAAGGCGGTTATGAATGACAATCTGGTGGCCCAAAACCTCTTTTTTGCGACAGAAGCTCCTGATATGGACAATGGTTTGTTTGATGTTTTGGGCAAATTTCTTGAAGAAAATCCAGAGTGTAAACTTATTATAATTGACACCTTGCAGAAGATTATAGGCGCATCCGGGGGAACCGACTACAATTACTACAGAGACTCCCAGGTTGGCGGGAAACTCAAAAATTTTGCAGATAGCTACCATATTTGCTTGCTTGTAATCCATCACACGCCCAAAAGGCGTGATGAAAATGACCCGTTTAATAACATCAGCGGAACCAACGGATTTGCCGGAGCAGCCGATACTAATATAGTTTTGCTTCGCAACGAGCGTATGGAAGATATAACCAATATGTCTATTTCTGGTCGTGATGTTATCGAGACGACGTATTCAATTAAGTTCAACAAGGGAACTTGTCTGTGGGAATTTCAAGGGAATGCGGCAGAGATTGAGAATAAATTTCGCCGTAACCAGTATGAGACAGATGATGTAGTTAAAGCCGTCAAAGAAGCTGTTGCTCTTGGCAAAGGTACGTGGCGCGGCACGATGAGCGACCTTAATGGGGTGGCGCTGAATGCACCTGACATTGGGCATCTGCTTGCAGAACCGGCAAGGCTGGCTCGTCACATTAAAAGATTGGAAGATGACCTGTACTTGTACGATGGTATATCACACACCATCATCAAGAATGGTAGCGGTGGAAGTCCCCATGTGTTTACCCAAGCAAACAAGGATGGATTTGAAAAGTGGCAGGAAGTGACCTGCGCATCACCGTTTGACGATCCGCCAGCTTCCGACAAAACCGCTGAAAGTTCGACCGTTGATACCGTTGATGACCGTTGATATATGCAGAAATGAGGTAGTAGAATGTGCAATATTCGCCCGCCGCCGACAATAATAACGTTGTAAAAAAGGCTTTTGAATTTATAAAATTAGAATGGGTTATTTTATTAGGGACAAAAACAAAGAAAAAATGTCAGAATACTCGACAGGCAGACCGGGGAAAACATACTCCAAAGACAGTAAAAATTACTCAATAGTCGAATTGATTACAATATTTTATCAAATAGTCTAGAAAAAATAGACAATATGTGCTATTATACTGTTTAATAGAAATAGAATACGTTACAAATAAGTAGTTTTTGTTAAAATGTTATATTTTGATAACAAAATACGAATAATAAAGCACTAGGGCAAAGAAAAGCGTAAAGAGGCAGAATCACTAATTTGATGAATGGCACAAATATAATGATAGAGATCAAATGAGAAGGTAAATGCTAAAGACATTGAAAACTATTTAAAAGCTATAAAAGTTAAAGATAGCAACAATCATATGCAATTTATAGTTTAAGGTGGTGATACCTAGGGCACTAAGCTATACCACAACAAATCAAAAAGCAACTCAATTTTTGGCAGTAAAAAGGAGGATAATAAAATGGATGACTATTTGGCAAATTTGTTCGAAAAACTAAAAAGCAATAAGGATGCAAATACTTACGTTGAAATTGGTTACTGCTATCTAACGGGCCGTCATACGACAAAGAATGAACAGAATGCAATGTATTACTTCCAAGAAGCAGCTAACATGGGGGATGCTAAAGGCGAGTTTTGGGTAGGATTTCTTTACTATCGTGGAACAGGTGTTAGAAAGGATGTCAAGCGTGCATCAAAATTCTTTAAAAGTGCTGCCGATAAAGGAGACCTTGATGCAATGTATCTGCTTGGACAGATGTATTTTGACGGTGATATTGGTTGGGGCAAAGGAAGGGCCTTTGAATGGTGGATGAAGGCAGCTAAAAAGAATCATGCTAAATCACAAATGAAGGTGGGGTATTGCTATCTTATTGATGTAGGTGAAGATACCGATCCCAGAAAAGCAACTTATTGGCTTGTGTGTGCATATCTTCAAGGTGCCAAAGATAAAAAGGCCAGTGATGAGGCTAAAGGATATCTGGATTGGATGGTTAACAATCGCCGGGTGTCTTCCGACTATGTGCAGAGCGTTATTGAACGTGTGCGGGTAGAACATCCGGAATATTTGAACAAATAGCCAACTTATTAAAGGGGAAAATGCGCTATGCTTGTTTACGAAATCGGTAGTATTCCTGATTTGACATTAAGTAAATATCAGGCCTTTGCAGATTCAGGAGTAGATGGCATACTGAAAGCACAAACACAGTTTCTCCGTCAATTACATAGAGTTGCATTGCTCGGAAATGTTAGTATTCACTTTATTTTTGAGTATGACCCTGAACGAAGTGCAGGAAATAAACTCCGAATTAGATTGACCTTTAAAAGTGCCTCTCTAGGTGGATATAAGGATAAACTGAGAAAAATCGTTCGTGCATCTGGTATTTCATCATATTTTTCTTTTAAGGAAGTTAATGAAAAGGAAGATATGCAGCAATTCTATTCACATATGTCTGTGATGCGAAAAAAGGAACGATTTCTTCAAACTATTGTAAATAATGAGGAACGCTATTTCTATGTTGTTCCAAATTGGAAAATGTTGGATGACGCGCGCTTGTACAGTCTTTTGAAACTAATGGAGTCTTTCAATGAAAAATGCATTTATCGAGTTGATTTGTACGCAGAAAAAGGAATTACAGATAGAATTCACCGAAATTTTGAAAAACCGTTGACTTACCTTCGCAATATTTCAAATCAGGAACGGGGAATTAGTGAGTTTTCAAAAATTCACAGGGAAAAGCGTGATCCTAACGCGGACGAAACATTAACACAATATGAAGAATGGTTAAAGGCTATTGATACGAATCTCGCTTTTATTTGTCGAGTATGTGCGTTGACAAATGATGACGATTATGGACAGCTGCTACTGGACAGTGCAATTGCGGAATGTTTGGAAACTGGAGATTGTAGCGTTACAACCCAAAAAGGAAAATTTCCCCCAGATGCATTAGCAGATGAAGTACCAGTTTATTGCTCAAATGATGCGCCAAAAAGTATGCAACAATGGCCTACCACATTTACAATTGATGAAATAGCGACCTTCTCTCGCTTGCCTGTTCTTTACGATGGAGAAACTATTGAATTGCCGAAAGAAACATCCTCAAAACGCGAAGCTAATGGAATGGTTATAGGACATGATACGAATGGCTATGATGTTATGGTTCCACAAAAGCTATTGCCGAAACATATGTTCGTGTGTGGTGTGCCGGGGTCAGGTAAAACGAATACAATGCTTCATTTAGCAAATAGCTTGTGGAATACAGAAGTCCTATGTAATGGGGAAAAAAGAAAATCACATATTCCTTTTTTGGTTTTGGAACCTGCAAAACGTGAATATCGAGAGTTATCACTTTTTGATATTCCAGAGTTGATAGTGTTTTCTCCTTCTGCTTGCACAAAATTTCCGTTAAAGTTAAATCCGTTTGAATTTCCATTAGGATTGACCCTTTCAGAGCATATTGGAAAATTATGTCAAGTATTTGAAAGTGCATTTCCAATTGCACCTCCTGCACCGTTTATCTTGGATAGAGCAATTCAGAAGATTTATGAAGATAAAGGTTGGAACTGTAAAGATGTTAATACGGGTGTAAAACCGTATCCTGTACTGTCTGAATTGTATGCGCAGTTTGAAAAAGAACTTCTGAACACAAATTATGATAGTGAGATTCAAGGTAATATACGTTCCGTTTTGGAAATGCGAATAGGGAGCTTACTCCGTCGCGAAATGAAAGAAGTTTTTGATGTTTCTAAGTCTACATTATCTCCAGAGGAATGGTTGGAACGTCCCGTTATTGTCGAACTTGAAGCATTAGGGGATGGTCCGGCAAATTTTGTTACGCTCTTGCTCTGTACACTTATCAGAGAAACATTAAAAGCCAATCCGTTGAAAGATAGAGATAAGCCGATTCGTCATGTTATTTTTATTGAAGAAGCGCATAATTTGATCGCGCCACAATCCCAAGCAGTGGATCCCCAAGATTCTAATCCTAAAATTGCTGCAACTGCATTTATAGTTAAGATGCTAGCAGAAGTTCGTGCGCTACGAGAGGGTATTGTTATTGCCGATCAGCTTCCGACTGCTATGGCACCTGAAGTAATCAAAAACACTAATATTAAATTGGTACATCGCCTTACTTCCCAAGATGACCGTGAACTTGTTGGTGGTACGATGTCTGCTAGTACATTGCAAATGGAAAATATGGCAACTTATACAAGTGGCCAAGCATTAATTACATTTGAAAAATTATTGCGACCTTTTGAAATTCAGGTTTGTATGGTTGAGAAACATGGTGAAGAAACTCCTGATGATGAGCAATTGTATCAGATAATGAAAAAAAAGCCAGCATACTATGCATTGATGGTTCGTGAAGAAGAAAATAAATTCCAGCTTTTGAAGCAGAAAGTATCAGATGCACTAGGTGAAGAAGCGGCATGCTGTGATAGCCTTAACGAAGTTGACCTTAAAGAAATGAATACGTCCAACTTTAAAAAATGGTTGGAAACGAATGTGTTTATGTTAAAAGGATTAAAGGCATTAGGAATGAGTCTATCTTTTGAGTGTGCATGCTTGTCGGAAGAGTTCTTCGACGGCCAAAAGAAAGAACTACTGATAAGATATGCACAGGGAATAGGACAAAACTTTGAGACCAGTCTTAAACGGATAGTGCAATATATTTGACTTATTTGTGAGGTGAATGCACAATGGGAAGCTTTAATATTGACAGCAGCAAAGGTAGAATTACAGATATTAAAGGAAATATCGATACAAAGAAAAAGGAATTATCAGATTTAGAAAAGAAAAAGCAGCAACTCATTGATGGACGTATAGAGTTGGATGATGCCAGAATGGATGAAGAAACACAGCGTATTGTAGCTGAAGGATTGGCAAAGGCCAGAGAAAAAATTACGGAACGTAGTAAGGAATTATCTTCTGAACTTGATGGTGATGCATCAGTACTTGAGGAAATGGCTCAAGAAACTGACGACGTAAAATCTGACACAGATGTGCAGCGAAAAAAAACAGAGCAAAAGAAAGCTTTGCTGGATAAAGTAGGCTTGGGGGCATCTCTGGATAATGCGATAAATAAAATGGATGATAGCATTTCACAGTTATCTGAATTAAGGACAAGTATTTCTGAGACGTCTCAGGAAATTCGTAATCTGCAAGCGCAGTTGAATAGCCTTTGAAGGGAAAGTCATACCAACACAATTGATATGATAAATATGCGTAGTGCATTTGAAGCTTTACCGAGACACCGTTTGGAGGCGGTAACGAAGGGCTTTTCAAAGGCTATCGAAAATGTAAAACGACTCATTTGTGAACAAAGCGGTAAGTTGACCATTAGCGGTTGCCGTAATTACGTAGATGATAACGGGAAATGGGTTATTGAAAGCTGTCATTATGATGAAAGCGACAATCTCATTCGTATGGATGAACATTTGGATGATGATTCTTATACAGAGATTTTTCGACATGAAATGGGGCATTTTATTGACGATAAAATTGGAGCATCGTTATATACAGATGAATTGGAACAGGCAATTGAGGCGGATTACTATTGGTATAACCTGAATACTAAAAATGGTAGGGCTAATTTACAAAAAATGTTAGGGAATATGCAGTCATCGTCAGCATACTATTGCCATTATTATTCTGATATCCTATCCGGAATTTTTCGAAATAGTGACGTAGTAAGAAATGCGTGGGAAGATAATGGCGATGCATACTGGGGACATAAAAGCGAATATTGGAATGAAACCGAAGGTCCTAACAATGCTGTTAGGCGGGAGGTTTTTGCAGATCTCTTTGCTATATATGCAGAGAATAATCAGGAAACTGTTTTGTTTGTTGAAAGGGCCTTCCCCAACACTACAGCTCGTTTCAAAATGATAATTGGTGGAGTGGAAGAATGAAAGCAAAAGAATTCAGTGATGTAACAAGAGAAATAAACAAGCAATATCGTACTTTATTTGGCTATATTCCTTCAATCAGAGACTATTCGTGTACACAAGAACAATACATTGTTGCACTTGAAAAGGCGGTAAAAGACAAGAAAGAACTTTACTATTTTTTGGTGCCATATGGTAGCCCGTTAAAAAAATATAAATAAATTAGGAGGAATTACTTGAATGACTAAGGGGTTTTTTAAAGGTTTGTGGGATATGGTGAGTGGCGAAGAACAAGCGAGAGAAGAAGCAGAGGAACAAGAGCGCCGTCGTCAGAGAGCAGAACAAATCGCTCGTGAAGAAGAGCGAGCCCGGCAACAACGAATTGCGGCACAGAAGCTTAAAAATTTTAAAGATACAGTTTTTACAAGTCTTCATAATGTGGAGGAAAAAGTTCAGGCTGGCTATAATGAACCAGAGAATGACTATGCTCAAGTGGTAAATTTGGAGCATACATCTATACAGAATAATTGGCATTCCGAATATATGCAGTTGGTCTATGCTCATAGAGCAAGACTTCGCAAAAGGGTGATAACTGAGCTAGCAGGAAACACAGGAGTGACAGGACTGTGTGAGGCGCTATCTGCGATGTCTTTCTTAAAAGTTGCAGAAAAAATAGGGACTGAAGAATCGAATGATACATTGAATCAGGTGGGAAAAGCCGTTGATACTTTGTTCCAAATGGTTCAAGTAGCTTTTAGTACTTCATGCTATCTTGACTTTGGAGATTATGGTCAATGCAAATTTGCGTTGGATGATTCTAATGAGATGAGCCGGATGGATGAATGTGCGGACAATCTTGTTGCAAGTTTGGATAAAAGAACAACTATAATTAAAAACTCTAATGAAAGTACATTGTATAGAAATATCAATGAATGCCTTGGACCACAATATGTCAAGGATGCTTGCATGTTGATGTGGTATTATGCCAAAAGATGGCCTTTTGATGTTAATGCTTTTGATAAAGCACGAAAACGCTATTTGGCTTATACCTCTTATTTTGTCAGTAATCCTGAACATGATGCGCTTGTTGAGATCGGGCCGCTAGAAGAAGTGCTTGCACGAGTTTATGCCAAAAAGCAAATAGGTGGTATTGGAACAGCTAGACAAGAAAAAGCATATATTGATATTTGGCTTAATAAGAGAATTGAACTTGGAGATTTGGATCCTTGCTATGGGTTGGCACATGGCCTTGCTTGGATGGAACTATATGAATTAGAAATCGATATTCTTAGGCGGCTTATTCAGGCGGGAGCAGATGTTCCTGCAGAGTTGCAGGATAGACTTACGTTTCTTGAAAATGGTGGGACAGAGGATATAAAGGTTTATGATATAAATCCGACGGATAATATCTTTTTCTTTGATAGCTCTACACCAGAATGGACAAATAAAGATTTTGCTACATTCTTTAGAAAAATTTCTATGAAGAAAGTAAGGATTCAGTATTCGTTGGCGCTTATGAAATGGACGAAAACGTTACCATTATCAAGTGGGCAAAAAATATCTCGTAATCAGTTGCTTGATGCATTTAAGAATTTGATAGAAGATTTTGACGGAGAGATTTCTTGCGAGGTTAGAAATGCAGCAGCAATCAATGTATCCAATGTTGTATTTCCTAATGCGATTTTGTTTACATTTAATAGTCAACGTAATCGATGTGTTGATATTCTCTTCTATTGTGAAAAGTTTGGTAGAAACTTGAATATAACAATTTTTACATTGTTTACGCCGGATGAGAAATTGGATTTCGAAGAATTAGAACGTTATTGTCTTGCTATTAAAGATAACAATATGTATGTTGAAAGTTTTCGAGAATCTATTCTTCAAGTTGTCGATGAAACAATTAAAATGAAACAGGAAGTCTATGATGATGAAGATGTTCCACGGAAAAAAGTGGTTTTTGGAGAATAACTAGTAAAAGAGATAGAAACTCGAAATGAATCGAGAACAAATTCAACAAAGTCAATTTAGAGAATGCACGGTAATTTTGATAAACAGAGGTCATTATTAACAAGAAGGAAAATACAAATGTCGATAATTTATATTATAGAAACTTACTAGACAAGAGATTTGTCAAAAATCCAGTAAAATCAATACTTTTAGAAGTGGTTAGGAGTGGGTAAAAGCAGGGAAATGTAGGTAACTCGTACATTATTCCTGCACCATTCCTATATCTATATTCCTACACTTTGCTAAGCGTCCGAACCCTTTTCTGGCTCAGAGATGTCGTTTCTTCGGCTCGTTTCGCTCGTGTTGGTGGTCATGGCGGCACGTCCTACTTCAACGCTTCGACCTCTCGTGGGGTTCGTCCGGTCTACAAGCTATTTTATTTTTTCAATCTCTTCCCGCAACCAATCAAACTCTCTAGCCGTATATACCTTTTCCGTAATATCCGTGATCTTATGTCCCACCATATATTTGATGGCGTACTCATCAACGCCATATTTTTTGGCCATCGTGACGAAGTGTTTACGGCCGTCATGCGGACGATGTTCAGGGTTCAGATTGAGCTCATCACGAATACGGCTGAATACTCTTTGATATCGATTATAGGTAAGCTTGATGTTTTTCTGTCGGCTATCCGGATCAACATAGTTAAAAAGATATTTGCTTCCCAAGTTTTCGGCTTCTCTATATTTTTGTTCCACAAGAGATTGGATTCTGGAATGAATTGGTACAGTACGGTCTTCCCCGGCTTCTGTTTTCATACCACCGGTAAAGGTCCATTTCGATAAATCAACGTTGCTCAGCTCGATCAATCCCAATTCCTGGGGTCTCCATCCAGAATAACACTGAATCAGGAGAACATCAACACAATATTTATCTTCAACATGCTCCCAAAGTAGCTTCATCTCATCGTCGGAGAATGGAATGTGTTCCTTCTTGACGGTCTGAATTTCTTTGATGGTTTCATCAGTCAAGGTAAAAGTTCGAGCGTAATTCTGTTTGACAATCTCGTATTCCAAAGCATAATCCAGCATCAGGTTGAATAGGGACTTGATTTTGTTCTTCATGGAAGCGCTCGGTTTCTGTTCTTTTCCCTTTACGACGGCAACACCCTCGTCCATGCAGCCCTTCACATGACGGGCCCGGATATCCATAACGCGCATGTCATAGACAGATGAGCAATACGCCCAGGCTGAATCTACAGCTCTTGCACTGGAATCATTCTTCAAAGTCTTGAAATATTCCTCAGTCCACTTTTCGTATAGTTCTTTTGTCGTGATAGCAGGTTCCAAATCATATGGATTCTTATTGTACTCTGCCAAGGCTGCATACGCATCGTTATAGGTTGGAAAATAAGACTCTGGCTTTAATGGCTTACATATCGGCTTTCCCTCTGGCGTTTTTCCAACTGTAACCATGGCCCGAAAAGGGTTTCTGAGATTCCGGTTCTTGATTTCGCTGATCTGTCCGAATCCGTTTGGGAGTCGTCTCCGCTTGTTATTTTTACTTCGAGGCTTTCTCGGCTTAACATCTGGCTGCATGGGATATCCGCAATGGGGGCAGAATGCAGCTTTATCACTCACCTGTAATTCACACTCAGAACATTTTATCAACATGTTTCATACCTCCTCAATACCTTTATCAACGAGATTTTCCGTGTGGCAAGGTTGATTTATCATCAGTAATCATATATTATAGTGTAGGAATTGTCAACTCCTACACTAAACTTTTTAAAGGGATGGGTATATGGTTAGTGATGAAAAATTAACCTGTCGGAACTGCGGGGCAAGGGTGAAACGGTATGATAACGTGTCGAGAATTGTGCGAACAAAAGGAAGAAAGACATCACGGGTAAAGGTGGAACGGTTTCGTTGCCCTGTTTGCGGACAGATACATAGGGAATTGCCGGATTATATTTTTCCATACAAACAGTACGAAGCTGAGGTAATTCGTGGCGTTCTGGAAGGATTTATTACTTGCGAAACATATGGGTATGAGGATTACCCTTGTGAAATGACGATGATTCGATGGAGGAATTCGCAGGAACTACAACTCCTTTTGTGAAAGATAAAACGAAAGGAGATTCATAATGTCAAAAGAGGAAAAGCACTTACAGACTAAAATACGAATATTTGAGGATATGCTTTTACGATGTAAGAATTTTGGTCAAGCAGAAGCGATTCAAATCGAATTGACAAGAATGAGAGCAAAATTACAAAAATTATACTTCAAGAGAATGGAGTCCTAACAAGGGCTCTTTCTTTTTGCCGTTTTGCCACTGAGGTTGTTTTAACAAATTGCGGTTCCTATCCTAGAATAGCCGTTGAAAGGAGGTAACAGCCAATGGAAGAAATGATGTTTGCACCGGGCTCCGTTCCGGTAGCGGTTGTCGCCAGAGTATATGGGAAAGATGCTTCCTGGGTTCGAGCCGGTATTATATCTGGATGGCTTCCCATTGGAAAGGCTACTAGAAACGGAAAGTTGATTACCAACATCGAAGAGATGAATTCGAAGTACGGACGTATCAACTTCTATATTTCTCCAAAGCGGCTCTGGGAAGAAACCGGATATTTATGGAAAGGAGAGAAACGTTAATATGGGAACAACGATTCGTCCAGAATTATCCGAGAAAAACCCATATTGGATTGAACGTCACCGGTATTATGAATTGAAGCATTTCTGTCTACAGTATCCGATATGGAAGAAAGCATATGCCGCTCTGGATGGGCTGAGCCGACGGCCCGCTGATATGGAAATATTTTCAAAGAACAGAACGGCTGGTGATCCGACGGCTCGATGTGCAGAGGCTCGATCTTATTATTTGGATCGTATGAAAACGGTCGAGCAAACGGCGATTGCAACAGATGCGGAATTATCCAATTATATTTTAAAAGGCGTAACCGAAGGATGGTCTTATGACATCTTGAAAGCTAGATTAAATATCCCATGCTGTAAGGATGTTTATTACAACTTGTACAGACGGTTCTTCTGGTTACTGAATAAAGCGAGGGATTGAAATGAAGATTGTAGACATAGCAGTCAAGAAAGTCTACCGTTTTAACTGTCCGAATTGTCAGAGTCGATTGGAGGCGGACAGCAAAGAGGTGGTGGACATCGGAGGAAAGGTGTGTAAATTTCATTGTCCTGTGTGCCGGAAAGAACGATATATTGCCTGGTCTGACATGAGAAAGAAGATCGTGTATGAGGGCGAGGAAACGCAGAAATAACATCTCCTATTGTGAAAAGGAGAGTGATTGTTTATGAAGAAAGAAAATCCAATTTACAAACTTATATTCAATTACCATGTTAATATGATTGAGATTTGCAATATTAGGCAGAGTCTAGGATTGATATCCGATGTCAAAGCTGAAGAAACAAACAAAAAACATTGCATGGGTTGTATTAAAGCAGCGTACTTTGGAGGATTTGCTTCTGATCAAGTTAAAGAACTTTTTGAAAAAGAAGACTGAGCCGCTAACAACGGCTCTTTCTTTTTATCCTAGATTAAAACACAGTACCAAGGTATCTGAAAGACATGCTATGTTGATATGTGAAAAAATCCCGGGTGGGAATTTTGGAAAAATGTTTTGGAAAGGCAGGGTTGAATATGGAGCTCATTCTTTGCATGATTATTGGAATCATTATTGGGGTTGTCTTCGGACGACAGGTATTCCGAAGGAATGTCGTTGGTTCGCTGCGGGTTGATCAATCTGATCCGGATAGCGGGCCTTATTTATTTCTGGAGCTGTCTCATAAGGGAGCAAATGCGATATATAAGAAGAAGTATGTAGTTTTGAAGGTCAACCTCAAGGATTATATTTCGCACGAATAACAAGTCCTTTTATGGAACAGTTAATGAATTCACGAAAGGAGAACTAAAATGGGTGAAAACATCAAAGAATTGCTGAATGAGGAGATAGCAGCGGAGATTCAGGCAATATCTTCTCTGGATTCTGGTAGCGAAGAGAAATCAAAGGCTATAGAGGATCTGGCAAAACTGTACCGGTTGAGAATCGAGGAAACCAAAAGCGAGCTGGATGCGGAGGATAAGCGAAGCCGGCGTACATTGGAAAGTGAAGCGAGTGTCCGGGAAAATGAGATTAAGAAATCTCAGTTGGACGAGCAGATCAAGGCCGATGTACAGGACGAGCAGTATAAGCGTTCGCAGCTTGACGAACAGGTGAAAGATCGATATTTCAGACTGGGTATTGCGGCGGCAGAACTTCTCATACCATTGATGTTCTACGGTATCTGGATGCGGAAGGGATTTAAGTTTGAGGAAACCGGAACCTATACCTCAACAACATTCAGAGGATTGTTCAATCGTTTTAGACCGACAAAGAAATAATTAACCGGTCAGAAATGAAGAGGGCGTGATTTATACATGTCCTCTTCGTTTTTGCGTGATTTTTACAGACTCTATTATGGAAAGGAGATGCTACAAAGAGCTCTTTGTCTCTTGACCGTACACCGGAAGAAACCGTACAATAATAACGGTTCTTTCGAAAAACGAAAGGAGATAATATTTATGAGCCACAAAATTATCAAACCAGAAGGTATTGAATTGATTGAGTACCTGAATAACGGATATGCGATTTGCAATCGGTGTGGAGCTGTAATGAGGCAAACAGAAGATCCGAAGACTGGATGCGGAGTTTATATCTGTCCATCGTGTGGATTAAAGGTGGACGAAGAGGATTACGAGTATGAGTCCGATGAAGAAGTAGAATGGACGGAAGAAATGCTCGATATGGAACAAGGAGATATTCCGCCAGCCGGATGCAGAGCCTGCGGAGGACCATACCCGTATTGCAAAACGTCATGTAAGCTATTTGATGACTAAAAATATTATTGAGAGAAGGTCTATGCTTCGGCATAGGCTTTTTCTTTTTGGAGAATAAATGATGCGATACCATTATGAAAAACCAGACATCTATTTATCAATGTATGGAAAAGTATATTTTTGCGATCATCCAGTCTATCATTGCTGCACTCTGTTCCAAATTGGGGAAAAGGGACTGGCGGTTATTCAACAGCGGTTTGATGAGAAAACGAAGAGTACCTGGTGGGGAGAAGTGGACCCATGGATTACGGATGATTTATATTTGCATCCGCGTTTTAAAGAATATTTTGATATACGTTCTGGGATGGCTACGGACGGCCTTTATCCGACAGTAACGATTCGTCAGATTATGTGGGCTTTAAAAATGAAGCCAATTAAGAGAGAACGATGGGAGACCGTCTTTGACAGACGGGATATTTAGTTCGCAGAAATCACAGCTCCTTTTATGGAAAACTGATTATAGCGAAAGGAGTTTAAGGGTGATGGATGAAATGAAAATCAGCTCAAAATTTACACGAATGTTGCTTTCGAAATTAGCAAAAGGGGTATTACATAAAAAACTCGGATATAACGTGGATATCCAGTTGAATGAATTGAATGCTTCGATTTCGGATGAGAAAGCACATGTGCACGTAAGTATTGATGCAGATATGAGCAAAGAAGAACTCATGAAAATTCTGAAGAAGATCGGTTTGAATTAGAAAGACTGAGCCAGCAATGGCTCTTTCTTTTTACTTCGCAAAATTTACAATTCCTATTATGGAGAAACAGTTAGCTCATTGGTAGAGCGCCACATTTCCGTGGAGGTAATCAGTTCGAATCTGATACTGATTCTCTTTTATTTTTTTATCAATCAGGAAAGGGGGATTTTAAGGAGGTGGTTAGAAACTTGAGTTTGGACGAATTGGAGTTGATTCTGTGCGATATGTACGAAATGGACGAATGGTTGCCGAATCCGGTGTTTGACAAGGATGGATTTGCAAAGACGAGTAATACCTTATGGGCGATTGGAGAATTTCGAAATTATGTAGCTAATCATATTTACCCCCAAACCAAAACGTCCATAAAAAATCTGGAAGCAATGGCCCGATTATTTACAGAGAAAATGGAAGACTATGCTTCTATGAATCAGCAGAACAGTTCTATATTTATTGCCGCTAAGATGGTCGGCGAAAACATTCAAGACCTATTATATGCTATGGAATAGGATAAAACAAAAGGAGAACGCCATGCAAAAACCTATATACGTTCATTATGGTTCTACATTTTTTGAACCGTCAAGAAATTTTCCGATAAGCAATCATAGAAATTGGAGCAAACCTTTTGGTGGACTATGTGCGTCTCGCCAGGATGCGACTTTTGGATGGAAGGACTGGTGCGAACGGGAGGAGTTTAGAGAATGCGATGAGAATAACTCTTTTAAATTTCAGTTATGTGATGGTTCAAAAGTTGCCACTATTCATTGTATGAAAGATTTAGACTGTCTACCAACTATCGGGAGTAACTATTCTATTTTTTGGAACAAGGTAATCGACTTTGAAGAATGTGTAAGACAAGGCTATGATGCAATCGAATTATGTTGGTATGGGGATGAATACAAAGACAAAAAGGCTGACGATATGTATTTTGGTTTATATGGTTGGGATTGTGACTCTATCATTATCCTTAATCCATCAGTAGTAGTACCGATTTAAAAACGAAAGGAGAAACATCATGCGAAAAGTTAAAATCTCAAAAAGAGTTGGGCGCCAATTATATCGCTCATCTCCGACAATTTTAACAGTAGTGGCTTCTGTCGGAGTTGTCGTAACGACCATTACTGCCGTTCGAGCAACCCCCAAAGCGGTAAAACTGCTGAAAGAAGCGGAGTTAGAGAAGGGCGAAAATCTAACCAAAGTGGAAATTATCCGAGTGGCTGGACCGTCTTATATTCCTTCTGCGCTGCTTGGAATTTCAACTATTGTCTGCATCTTTGGAGCAAATGCACTAAATCAAAAAAAACAGGCTTCTTTGATGAGCGCATATGCCATGCTCAATGAATCTTATAAACAATATCGGAAGTCGGCCAAGATTGTTTATGGGGAAGATGCAGATGACAAAATCCATGTTGAAATGGCGAAAGATGCAATGGTGTCTACATACGATTGGGGCTATCAAGTCTATAACATGGATATGGATTCGGAGAGTGAGCGGTTACTTTTTTACGATCTTTCCTCGAAGAAGTATTTCAGAACCACTATGGCAGCGGTGTTAAACGCCCAGTATCATGTAAATCGGAATCTTGCTATCAGGGGTGACTGTTCGTTAAACGAATATCTATCCTTCCTTGGAGTTGAAGGTATAGACGGAGGCGATGATCTCGGTTGGGATATTTCCTATATGGTGGAAGAAATGGATTGTTATTGGTTGGATTTTGATAATTATAAATCAACTTTAGAAGATGGCCTGGAGTGTATCATTATCGACACGATGGCAGTCAACAAGTTTGAATGATTCGCAAAAATTACAGACCATATTATGAAAAGGAGGCTAATGCTTTATGAAAAACAAAAATTTTATCAAGGCCATTGGTATCGCAGTTACCGTAATCGGATTTGGAGTGAGTATCCTTACCGATTGGGTAAACGAAAAGAAAATGGATGAAAAAATTGAGGAAAAGGTTAATGAGGCACTTGCCAAAAGAGACGATGAAAACGAAGAGGAGTCCTAACAAGGGCTCTTTCTTTTTAGTTTGGAGCAAGTGCTGATGAATGACGAAGTTATTCAAAAAATCCTAAATTATGCGAACGGGCATTTATTTGAACCCGGAGAAAATTGGCCTAAATCGGCTATCATGGAGCGTTCGTATGAAAGGTGGGCAGTTGATGAAATCTTACTGGCCATTATGGATCATCCGATGACAGAAGCAGACTTGGTGATAGAAGGCTTCATATTGAAAATGGAGTTATTCCTTCACATGTCGGAAGAACCAACAAACAACTACATATTTCAAGTAGCAGAAAATACGGCCGAGACACTTCTCGGTCTTATTTTATAACCACAACAATTTATATTTTCGAAAGGAGAAACATCATGAAGGTATTAAGAAAGCAGGAAATCGACACGGCAAATATTCAGGTAGGAGATCAGATGGTTATTCCTCTGGCAGAGCTTGGAGAGTTTACTGTAACGGCTCACAAGGTTACGGACGAGGGTGTCATGTTTATATTTGACGATTATGTTACCCGTCGGCCAATGAACAACCGAGACACAAATAAAGGTGGCTTTGAAAAGTCTGATTTGAAGAAGTGGATGGATACGGTTCTGTTTATGGCGTTTCCGGAGGAATTGCGTGACAAGATTTACGGACTTACTATTCCGACCGTTGGACAGATTGTTGGTCATGAGGACGAATGGGACAACAAAAATCTGGAACCGGATATCGATGAGCAGCTTCCTTTGATGAAAGACTGCAAGAATCGGATTGCTTGTTTTGAGGACCAGCTTGCATGGGGATGGCTGAGAAATGCTACAAAAGAGGAGTTTTCTTCGGCTTATTTCGCTCTTGTGAGCGTCAGGGGCCACACGGACTCCAACGGCGCTTCGGACTCTCGTGGGGTTCGTCCGGAATTCTGGTTGGTTAAGCAGGAATCCAGGGGCCCTGTGCCCCGTGAAAACAAAGTGTCTTATAAGACTCTTAAAGGATGGAATCCAAAGAACAAGGTAACAAAAGAGTCCTTACAGGAAGAGATTTCTGAGAAAGAAAACGAGATTAAGCTTCTCAAACAGGAGATCAAAAATCTGGAAGGGAAAGAGATGTTTGCTAAAGCTGCTTCTGAGATGAAGAACTTGAAGGATCGCTTTGTAGAAGCCGGCTTTACCGAGGATGAGGCGTTTCACATGGTTCTTGAGTTATCCAAAACAGCTTTAGGAATTGGAGGAAGGAAGTAATGAAAAAAGAAATAGCCAAGAGCTTTTTGTCACTGAAAACAGCGATTAAAAAGCATAGTCCGGAGATTCTTACCGGAATCGGCATTGCAGGCATGATTACAACGACGGTCATGGCTGTACGAGCAACGCCTAAGGCACTGATTCTCATTGAAGAGAGAAAAGAGGAAATCGGAGCCGAAAAGCTTGAAGCAATGGATATGGTGAAAACGACATGGGCGTGTTATATTCCGGCAGCGATTACCGGAACACTCTCTGTTGCCTGCCTGATCGGAGCCAGCTCAGTGAATGCTCGGAGAAATGCTGCACTTGCAACAGCATATACCTTATCCGAATCCGCACTCAAAGACTATCAGGGAAAAGTAATTGAGATGTTTGGGGAGAAGAAAAATGAGGCAGTGAAAGATGCCGTTGCTAAGGATAAGGTTGAAAAGAATCCGGTAGTAACAAGAGAGGTAATCATTACAGAAAAGGGGAATACGCTCTGCTATGATGCAATTTCCGGAAGATACTTCAAAAGCGATATTGAAAAAATAAAAAAAGCAGAGTGCGAACTGAATCGGCAAATGCTGGATGATATGTATGTATCCCTGAATGACTTCTACTACGAAATTGGTCTGGACAGTGTAAAACTCGGCGACGAACTTGGGTGGAATGTCGATAATGGATATATCGATTTATCATTCAGCTCTCAATTAGCCAGCGATGGAACTCCCTGCCTGGTAATTGATTACAGCGTAGCTCCACGATATGATTACCGAAATTTGTTATAAACGCGCGAAAAATACAGCGGCTTTAATGAAAGAAGAATCACACATTTTCAAGAATTGAAAGGAGAATAAACATGGAAACCAATGAAATCATGAACAACGAAGAGGTTATGGAGGCAACTACTGAGGAAGTCGTTAAAGCGAGTTCCGGAAAAGGGTTTAAGGTTGCGGCTGGTATCGGTTTAGCCGTACTTGCAGGTGTTGTAATCTACAAGTATGTGGGTAAGCCGATGATTGCTAAGATCAAAGCCCAGAAGGAGCAGCGGATTATCGACGCTGAGTGGGATGATTCTGAAGAGCCAATCGTGGAGAACGAGAAAGAGGATTCCGAAGAAGCTTAAAGAGAAAAATGTGTTTCAACACGAGGGAGAGTACCTGTAACAAGGTGCTTTCCCTTTTTTCTTTTATCCGGAGGTGACATTGATGAATTTATATTTGTATGACGGACCAGTGATGGAATTTGACAACTGCGTTGCTAATCGTTGGACTGCTTCTACACGGGCGGTCTCTGAAAAGAAGGCAAGGTCAAATCTTACCTATCAATTTAAAAAGAAGAACAATCGACTTCCGGGTACAAAGATTATATTGCCTGGAAAGATTAGTTTAGTGAGTGGAAAGGAGACAACTTAATGGAGGAATATAAGCCGAATTCCCACAAATCAAAGGAGGAGCAGAAAGATCTCGTTCCCGAAAAACGTGTAGAAAAGGTAATTTCTGGGACGGTAAAGCCGAAGAAAAAGTCAGAAATGCAGAAGTTTGCGGACGTATTCATTTCTGAAGATGTCAATAATGTGAAATCTTATATTGTCATGGATGTCCTCGTGCCGGCGATAAAAAAGGCAATTTCCGATATAGTAACCAATGGCATTGATATGATTCTTTATGGAGAGGCTGGAAAATCGAAAAAGAATTCGACAGCATCCAAGGTATCCTATCAGAAGTATTACGACAGCGGAAAGAAAGATTATACGGCACCAAAGAGTCGGACAAGCTACGAATACGACGAACTCTTATTTGAAACTCGCGGGGATGCTGAGTCGGTATTGGATGCTATGAATGAGATTATTGCACAGTATGAGGTAGTCAGCGTTGCAGATCTTTATGATTTGGCAAACGTATCCAATGATAACTATACTGCCAATAAATACGGATGGACTGATATTGCTGGATGCAGGGCGGTTCGGGTAAGGGACGGTTATATTTTGAAACTGCCTAAGCCGATGCCGTTGTAAAGGAGGAATTCAAGATGTACGAGTCAGAAGACAGGATGGTATCTCATCCAGATCATTATATTTCCGAAACAGGTATGGAAGTTATTGATGTGATCGAAGCCTTTACTTTTGATTTAAAGGGAATCGAGGCTACCGATACCGCAAACATCATCAAATATGCCTGCCGCTGGAAGAAGAAAAACGGAATCCAGGATTTGGAGAAAATCCTTTGGTACACACAACATCTGATTGATCATTTGAAAAAAGTAGAAGAGGAGAATAAATAACTATGAAAAAAGCAGAGATTGTAAAGAGTATGAACGGTTTTCTTAGCAAGACCAGTTTCCAGTTAAAGAAGCATAGTCCGGAGATTCTCGTCGTGGCCGGCGTTATCGGTGTGGTTACGAGTGCGGTAATGGCGTGCAAAGCAACGACAAAAGTAGGAGAAATTCTGGATAAGACGAAGGAAGATGTTGAGGCGATTCATAAATGCGAGGAAGACGAATCCGTAAAGGATCAGTATTCCAGTGAAGATGCCAAAAAAGATTTGGCGATTGTTTATGTCCAGACCGGAGTAAAATTCGCTAAGCTGTATGGACCTTCCGTTGTGCTCGGTGCATTGTCGATTACCAGTATTCTGGCATCCAATAACATTCTTCGTAAGAGAAATGTGGCTCTTGGAGCAGCCTATGCAGCTATCGACAAGGGATTCAAAGAGTATCGCAGTCGTGTTATTGAACGGTTTGGTGAAGAGGTTGACCGCGAATTGAAATATAATCTCAAAGCTAAGAAGTTTGATGAAACAGTGATCGACGAAGAGACCGGAAAAGAGAAGAAAGTTAAGAAGAACGGCTTTGTTGTGAGTCCGGCAGATATCAGCGGTTATGCCAGATTTTTTGAAAAGTACACTCAGGATGAAAATGGGAATTCTATCCTGAACCCTCACTGGGAAAGCAATAATGAATACAATCTGATGTTCATCAAAGCTCAGGAGCGTTATGCAAATGATTTGCTGAAAGCGAAGAAGCGTGTATTTCTGAATGAGGTTTATGAAATGCTTGGACTTCCGAGAACAAAAGCCGGTCAGATTGTTGGTTGGGTTTATGATCCGGAAAATCCAAAAGGAGATAATTACATTGATTTCGGCCTGTATTCCGATAATCTGAGTTATTCGGATTACGTTAATGGATTCGATCAGGCAATCCTTCTGGACTTCAATGTCGATGGAAACATCTGGGATTTGATGTGAGGGAAAATTTATAACTATCCCTAGGAGTTACTGTAATTCTTAGGGATAGCTTTTTATTTGGGAGGAATTTATGCACAGGTTAATCAAAGTAATAACGGTCCCGATATTGTGCGGTATTGTAATAGCTTCTTCCTTCTTTATATCTGAGTTCCACTCAGAGGGGGAAGACGTTGCTGCGATATCCAAAGCAATCGTTGTCGAAAAGACTGAGCCAGTTATTACGGTTTCGCAAGAGGAATCTATCCAAATTGCAGTCGAGGAAACGGAGGAGTCAACAACAGAAGCAATGCCCAAAATGTCTCGGGAAGACGTGGAGCTGATCGCCCTCGTAACAATGGCGGAAGCCGAAGGTGAATGCGAAGAAGGAAAACGCCTTGTTATTGATACAGTACTTAACCGGATGGATTCGGAATATTTTCCGGATACTGTGTATGAGGTGATTTATCAGCCAAATCAGTTTTCATCCATGTGGAACGGACGAGTGGACAGATGTGAAGTCCGAGAGGATATTTGTGAGCTCGTCTATGAGGAATTGGAGTCGAGAACTAATTATGATGTTGTATTCTTCACGGCAGGAGAATACAGCGCGTATGGCGTTCCGATGTTCCAGGTTGGGAATCATTATTTTTCAAAGTACGAATAAGGAAGGAGAATCATTATGCGTAATCTTTTAGCATTTGTATCTTATACGTTGGCGGCAATGTCTGGCATTTGCTTTGTTGGTGGAATTGCAATTCTGTCAACCGGAAGGGGGCACTGATATGGACGGACTGGAGAATGTAATATCGGTACTGGATTATGTTCTGGACACCAAGAGAAAAAGACATATTATGGGAGGAATTCTGTTGAGTGTCTCTTTTCTTTTTGGCGGTTTAGCAATAACCGTAATGACAATCAGAAACGAGGAGGAAGAGGATGAGCAGTAAAGGAATGGCTTTCCTTGCATTCATTGTTGGAGCAGGGATGGGCTCTATATGCACATGGAAACTGCTGAAACGGAAATATGAGTTGATTGCTCAGGAAGAAATCGATTCTGTGAAAGCGGCTTATGCCACAAGGGAAATTGGAAAAGGTTTCGTAGAAGGCTTTCGGGACGGACTTAAAGTAGCAGAAGACAGAACTCAGAAAGACGAGGATGATGTGGACTTCAAAAAGTATGCATCCATCATCCAGAAAGAGGGCTATACGGATTATTCCAGAAGTGTCGAGGAAAAGAAAGGAGAGGCGTTTGTGGAGAAGCCTTATGTCATTTCGCCAGAGGAATTCGGTGAATTCGAAGAATATGAAAAGATCAGCCTCACTTACTATGCGGACAAAGTTCTGGCTGATGAAAATGATGAAGAGGTAGACGATGTGGATGAAATTGTCGGCGAGGAATCCTTGAACCATTTTGGTGAATATGAGGATGACTCCGTATTTGTCCGGAACGACAGGTTAAAGTGTGATTATGAAATCCTGCTTGACCAGAGAAACTACTCGGATGTCGCAAAGACAATGCCGCATCGAGTGGAGGAATAATGACAAAGAACGAGCTTAATGATGCATATTTTAACTGGATGTATCAGCTTGTATTTGATGGGAGATATTCAAAGAAATTATCGTATCGGAAGCTTTTAAGAGAGCTGCATCGAATCGAATTTACTTACAGCATTCCGATGGATGGAAACCGGGCGGAGGACGGAGTGGATTTAAGATATCGGTTTGGTTACGAAAACGAGTATAGTAGCTCCATGATCTCCGCCTATTTAGACAATCGGATGTGTAGTGTGCTGGAAATGATGATCGCACTTGCGATTCGGTGTGAGGAACATATTATGGATGATCCGGACGTTGGAAACCGAACTGGACAGTGGTTCTGGAACATGATTGTCAATCTTGGTCTTGGCTCTATGAACGATTCCAAGTTCGACCGGGATTATGTTGAAGACATTGTCCAGAGGTTTCTGGATCGGAAGTATAGCCGCAATGGTGACGGCGGATTGTTTACCGTAAATCACAGTCGATACGATTTGAGGTCTATTGAAATCTGGTATCAGATGTGCTGGTATTTGGACGAAAATACTTAGAAGGAGAGATTACTATGAGCCACAGCGAAGTAATGAAGTGGTTTGAAAACTATTTTCCTGATTATTCGGGGGATCGGATTGATGTATGGTTCCCAAATGGAAGAAACAGCATCCGTATCCGCCAGAAAAATGGTCAGGAATTTATATTCACTTATCATAGTCAGAAAGATTGGAGATTTGAGACGATTACCAGTTTTCTGAATGGAATGAAGGGAGGAAAAAAGTAAGATGTGCGAGGTTATGAATTATATTTTCGGAAGTCTCAGCAATTCGGAGACGGCAATCCGGTCCATTCGGAAATCCCTGAATAAACAGGCCCGCTATAACCGGAATTTAAGCACGTTGGCTCTTATCATGACAGTTAATCTGGTTCTCCTGGAGCTGGACCGTGTGGAGCAGAAAAAGAGGATTGAGAAACTGGAATCGACAATAGAGGAATTAAAGCGCGATAAAGGAGAGTAAAAAATGAGATGATCGACTTTTTGATGATTTCCACACGTAGTACAAAGCGTGGTGTAATTGAAATCTATCCGAAGTTCATTATTAAGAAAAGCTCCGATCTGATGATTCGAGGTGGTGACTTCTACGCTATCTGGATTGAGGAACGAGGTTTATGGTCTACGGATGAACAAGATGCTTTGCAACTCATTGACCGTGAACTGGATAGATACGCAGAAGAAAGCCGCCAGCGCTTTGACTCTGAGATTAAAGTTCTTCACATGTGGGATGCGGAATCCGGAATGATTGATTCCTGGCATAAATATTGCCAGAAGCAAATGCGGGATTCTTTCCATATGCTGGATGACAAACTGATATTCTCCAACACAAAAACCGATAAAAAAGATTACGCCAGTAAAAAGCTGAAATATCCGCTTGAAGCTGGCGATTTGTCTGCTTACGACAAATTGATGTCTACTCTGTACTCGGAAACAGAAAGACAAAAGATAGAATGGGCGATCGGTTCTATTGTGTGCGGAGAATCAAAAAAACTGCAAAAATTTATGGTTCTTTATGGAGCTGCCGGAACAGGTAAATCCACAGTCCTTAATATCATTCAGCAGCTCTTTGAAGGATATTATTCGGTCTTTGACGCAAAAGCTCTTGGCTCATCCAGCAATTCATTCGCATTGGAGGCGTTCAAGAGCAATCCTCTTGTGGCGATTCAGCATGATGGCGATCTGTCGAGAATTGAAGACAATACCCGGTTAAACAGTTTGGTATCCCATGAGTTGATGACCGTGAATGAGAAGTTTAAATCAACCTATTCCAATCGGTTCAAATGCTTTCTGTTCATGGGTACCAACAAGCCAGTGAAAATTACGGATGCAAAATCTGGTTTGATTCGACGACTGATTGATGTGTCTCCTTCAGGGAATAAGCTGAGTCCGAAGGAATACAAGGCAACCATGAAACAGATTGAATTCGAATTGGGACCAATCGCTTATCATTGTCAGGAGGTCTATCTAAATAATCCTGGTCTATATGACGATTATATTCCCATTGCAATGCTGGGAGCTTCCAACGATTTCTATAACTTCATCATTGACTCCTACCATGTGTTCAAACGGGAAAACGGTACAACCTTGAAGGCTGCCTGGGAGATGTATAAGACCTACTGTGACGAGGCAAAAGTAGGCTATCCATTTTCTCAGAGAGTTTTTAAGGAAGAGCTGAAGAACTATTTCCACGATTACAAAGAGCGATTTAACATGGAGGACGGTTCAAGAGTGCGAAGCTATTATATCGGATTCCGGACTGAAAAATTTGAAGAGGAAACCATTGTGGAAAAGCCGGAAGAGAAACCGTCATTATTGCAGTTTAATGCAACCCAATCCATTTTCGATCAGGTGTGCTCTAATTGTCCGGCGCAGTATGCAACCGACAAGGAGACGCCTTCCATGAAATGGGACAAGGTAAAAACGAAGCTGTCCGATTTGGACACTTCTAAAATCCATTATGTTAAAGTCCCGGAAAACCACATAGTAATCGACTTTGATATTCCGGATAAGGATGGAAACAAATCCTTCGAACAGAATGTTGAAGAAGCAAGCAAGTGGCCGGCGACTTATGCAGAGCTAAGTAAAAGCGGAAAGGGGGTTCATCTTCATTATATTTACACAGGAGATGTAAAAAAACTGAGTCGTATTTATGACGACCATATCGAAGTGAAAGTGTTCACAGGTAAAAGCTCATTACGAAGAAAACTTACGAAGTGTAATGATTTGCCTATCGCAACGATTAGCTCTGGTTTACCGACGAAAGGAGAAGACAAAATGGTAAATTTTGAAGCGATTAAAAGCGAGAAAGGGCTTAGAACACTGATTAAACGAAATCTGAATAAAGAAATTCATCCGGGTACTAAGCCTAGTATCGATTTTATCTACAAAATACTGGAGGACGCATATGCCAGCGATTTGAGTTACGATGTGACAGATATGCGGAACGCAGTTTTGGCATTTGCTGCAAACAGTACGCATCAGGCCGAATACTGTATCAAGCTGGTAAATAAGATGCAGTTTAAATCAGCAGACCCTTCCACAGCGGGGAGAAACGAAGAAGCAAAACTGGTCTTTTATGACATTGAGGTATTTCCGAACCTGTTTCTTGTAAACTGGAAAATCGAGGGTGAGGGAAAACCGGTTGTCCGTATGATTAACCCGACGCCGACCGAGATTGAGGAATTGATGCGGTTCCGTCTGGTTGGGTTCAACTGCCGTCGATATGATAACCATATTCTGTATGCGAGACTTATGGGTTATACGAACGAGCAGCTCTATAACCTTTCGCAAAAGATTATCAGTGGAAGTCCCAATTGCTTCTTTGGAGAAGCCTACAATGTTTCCTATACGGATGTGTATGACTTTGCATCTGCCGGAAATAAAAAGAGCTTGAAGAAGCTGGAGATTGAGATGGGAATCCATCATCAGGAGCTTGGGCTTCCTTGGGATCAACCTGTTCCCGAAGAAATGTGGACCAAGGTTGCTGAATATTGTGATAACGATGTAATCGCAACCGAAGCGGCATTCCACTATCTGAAGGCGGACTGGACAGCTCGACAGATTCTGGCGGATTTGGCTGGTATGACGGTGAATGACACGACCAATACGCTTACCCAGAAGATTATATTTGGAAGCGAGCGAAAACCACAGGACCAGTTCAATTACCGAAATCTGGCGGAGCCGGTACATTACCTTGACGAAGAAACCGAATCTTTCCTGGCTGAAGCGTGTCCCGAAATGATGGCACAAACTCATGATGAAGAAGGAAGTCTCTTACCTTATTTTCCGGGATACAAGTATGAGAATGGGAAATCGACATATCGAGGAGAAGAGGTTGGAGAAGGCGGTTATGTCTATGCGGAACCAGGTATGTATGGAAATGTGGCATTGCTGGATATTTCTTCTATGCATCCGCATAGTGCAATCGCAGAGGTTCTGTTCGGTGTGAAATTTACGAGGGCCTTCCGTGATATTGTGGAAGGACGAGTCAGCATTAAACACGAAGCCTGGGACGAAGTCAACCACATGCTGGATGGAAAGCTGACGCCGTATATCCAGAAAGTTATTGACGGCGAGATGACAGCTAAGGATTTGGCGAATGCTTTAAAGACAGCAATCAATTCGGTATATGGTCTGACTTCCGCCAACTTTGAGAACCCATTCCGTGATCCGAGAAACAAAGATAATATTGTAGCCAAACGAGGAGCTCTGTTCATGATTAACCTCAAGCATGAGGTGCAGGAACGGGGCTTTACTGTTGCTCATATTAAGACAGACTCCATCAAGATTCCAGATGCGACGCCAGAGATTATCCAGTTTGTTATGGATTATGGAAAACGGTATGGCTATACCTTTGAGCATGAGGCTACATACGATCGGATGTGCCTGGTAAACGACGCTGTCTATATTGCCAAGTATAAGGACGGAAAGTGGACGGCCACAGGAACTCAGTTCCAGATCCCTTATGTTTTCAAGAAGCTTTTCAGCGGAGAAGAGATCGTCTTTGAGGATATGTGCGAAACCAAGTCGGTAAGTAGCGCTTTATATTTGGATATGAACGAAGGGCTTCCCGATGTGTCTGAATACGAAAAAGAATTTTCAAAAGCAGAGAGTGATTATCGAAAGGGATTGCTTTCTGACACTACATTTGAGAAGACTTGCCAGTCGCTGAATCCAAAGATTGCGGAGGGGCACAATTATATTTTCGTTGGACGAGTTGGACAGTTCTGCCCGATAAAACCTGGGGCTGGCGGCGGTTTGCTGATGCGCGAGAAGGATGGACGGTATTATGCGGCTACTGGCTCAAAGGGGTATCGGTGGCTGGAATCTGAGATGGTGAAAGAACTGTCCAAAGAAGATTCTATTGACCGTTCTTATTATGACAAGCTTGTAGATGATGCAGTTGAAACCATATCCAAATACGGCGACTTCGAATGGTTTGTGTCGGATGATCCTTATATCCCCAAACCGAAACTGGAAGATTTTATGAACATCCCGGAAGACGCCGATGAAGAATTACCATTTAATTAAAGAAAAGGAGAAGTATCATGGCTTACAAAAACGTACCCAATATTATTATCGAAAATGCTCATATCATTTTTCGGAATTTCAGAGGAGAAGAGTCCAAGTATAACAGGGCTGGTAACAAGAACTTCTGCGTGATTATCGAAGATCCAGAACAGGCGGAGAAGCTCTCTAAGGATGGATGGAACGTAAGAGTTCTGGCTCCGAGAGACGAGGATGAGGAGCCGAGGCATTATATTCAGGTGGCAGTCAGCTTTGAGAACATTCCACCCAAAGTGGTTATGATTACAAGACGGAATAAGACACCTCTTGATGATGAGTCCATTTCTACTCTGGATTATGCGGAGATTCGCAATGTTGATTTGACGATTCGACCGTATTCTTGGGAAGTGAACGGTAAAACCGGCATCAAGGCTTATCTGAAAACGATGTATGTCACCATCGAAGAGGATGAATTTGCCGAGAAGTATGCAGAGGAAGAAGGTCCGGAAGAAGTTCCGTTCCGCTAATGAGCGACAGATAAGGGTGCCTGATATTGCCAGCAAGGTAAATGTCCTAAGGCTAGAGGAAACAGCCCTATATTTCTGCGAAAGGGGGAAAAGTATGGCATTTTGGAATCGGAAAAAGAAGCGAACCACAGCGAAACCGAAAATCAATGCTTCTGTTCCTAAACCCAAAGTAAACAGTGAAAAACAAGAATCAAGCATTCCGCCACAGCCTAAGAAAATGGACATACCAAAGCCGGATAAACTGTCGAAAAATGAGAATGTCAGGAAAGAATTTCTAAAAACTTTTCATCAGTTGACTTACCGGCACAGGCCATGGGATGTATGGCGGGATTTTATCATAATGTTTGCCTGTTCTTTATCGAATCCGGTGGATAAATCCCACTATGAAGAACGGGAAAAACGATATTTGAAGATTATCAAAAAATACAATAAGCAGGAGCAAAAATTGTTTCCAGAATTAGCTGCCTATGTAGTCATGGCTTTGGAAGATAACCCAGAGCAGGACTTCTTAGGCAGTGTTTTTATGGAATTAAATCTGGGTAACAAATCGACCAGCCAATTCTTTACTCCCTATCATATCTGTGAGTTGATGGCAAAAGTAACGGAAGAAGACATGGCAGCCATCGTAAAAGAAAAAGGTTATATTACGATCAATGATCCCTGCTGTGGTGCCGGAGCGACTCTGATTGCGGCAGTTAATGAAGCCAAAAAGCAATTGGAAAAGGTGAATCTAAACTTCCAGAATCATGTTCTGGTTGCCGCTCAGGATATTGATGAAACCGTTGCATTGATGTGTTATATTCAGCTTTCTCTTCTTGGAGTGGCTGCATATATAAAAGTAGGCAACTCACTTACAGAGCCGATGTCTACAGACGATAACGGAGAGAACTATTGGTTTACCATGATGTATTTTTCAGATGTGTGGACCATGAGAAGATTATTTCACAGCTTATGAAAGGATGGATAGCATGACAAAGACTGTACGATTAAAGAAAGAAGACTGCTATTGTGATTTGACTGAATTCTATGAAAACGTGGCTCGAAAAATCCAGGTGAGGATAACAGACAAAACCTGTTTCGACTGCCGGAAAATTTGTGTCACGAAACCAGTCCAAGAAGCTTTATGGTCGTATTATCGCGATGAAAAAGGAAAGACCGATGAGCAGATTGCTGCGATGTGGTTGGGATATGGGCCGAAAGCAAACTTGGAAGAACATGGTATTCTGGAATATCGAACTGAGATTGAAGATGGATTCATAGTGTGCGAGGAGGGATAGGTGTGAATGGCCGTTAAATTATATGACTATCAGATAGAAGCCGTTGAAAAAATGCGAAACGGTTGTATTCTGTGCGGCGGAGTTGGAAGCGGAAAGTCCAGAACAGCGTTGGCTTATTACTATCTTCAGAATGGTGGAGATCCAGATTGTCTGACGGGGCTGAAGGACTATGTTGCGATGGACGATCCGCCAAAGGACTTATATATCATTACAACGGCCAGAAAGCGGGATACGATGGAATGGGAGGGTGATCTTTCGCCCTTCCTTCTTTCGGTTCATGAGGATGTCAATCTATATTCAAATCAGGTTGTCGTAGATTCCTGGAATAATATCAAGAAGTATGCAGAGGTGAAGGATGCTTTCTTTATATTTGACGAGCAAAGAGTAATCGGTTCCGGAGCTTGGGTGAAGGCATTCCTGAAAATCGCCAAATCAAACCAATGGATTCTGTTATCCGCAACTCCGGGAGATACCTGGCAGGATTATATTCCGGTATTCATTGCAAATGGGTTTTACAAAAATCGGACGGAATTCATCCGAGAACATGTGGTTTATAGTCGATTTAGTAAGTATCCAAAAATTGACCGATATTTGAATACCGGGAGATTGATTCGACTCAGGAACCGAATCTTGGTGAATATGGATTTCAAGCGTCAGACAATTTCTCATCACGAAGATGTGTTTGTCAAATATGATGTGGGAAAATACAGAGACGCTGGACGAACAAGATGGGACCCATTTAAAAACGAGCCGATTACAAATGCTGCTGGTCTTTGCTATATATGGCGAAAAATTGTAAATACGGATGAGTCGCGGCAGATCGCCTTGATGGAGATTGTAGAGAAACATCCAAGAGCCATTATATTTTACAACTTCGATTATGAATTGGAGCTTTTAAAAGGATTGTTTCGGATTTATGAGGATGACGGGGTTTTTGAAATTGCGGAGTGGAATGGTCATAAACACCAGCCGATTCCAGAGTCAAAGAACTGGGTATATCTTGTCCAATACAATGCTGGAGCTGAAGGCTGGAACTGTATCAAGACCGATACCATTATATTCTACTCACAGAACTATTCCTATAAGATTATGAAGCAATCTGCTGGCCGAATAGACAGGCTAAATACACCATTCAAAGATTTGTATTATTATCATTTGAAATCTCGAAGTGGAATTGATTTGGGTATTAGCAGGTCTTTGAAGGATAAGAAAGATTTCAATGAGACGAAGTTCGTGAAATGGTCTGGAAATACACCATTGAAAAGAGCAGCTTAGGTAGGTGAAAGATTATGAACGAAGAATATTTGGAAGTGGATTTTAAGAAGTATTGCAAAACCTGTAAACATAAAGAATTGGGAGAGAAATTTGACCCTTGTAATGAGTGTCTGGATTATGGATACAATCTCAATTCTCACAAACCTGTAATGTGGGAGGAAAAGAAAAATGAGTTACCAATACGATAGATATTTGGCACAGCATAAGTCTAACGTTGAAGCGGGATTTCGTTGGTTACAGAAAAACCTCCCTGAGATCACGGAATCCAGCGGTGCGGAGCATAATATTGTATTTGCACATGACCAATCCAAAACGGAGCCTGATGAATACGGCCCCTATGATATTTACTTTTATGGAGGAAATCGTTCTTATGCAGTAGTTGAGGATTTTCGAAAAGCTTGGTTACTGCACATTCATCGAAATCCACATCACTGGCAGTATTGGGTACTAATTAACGATGATCCGGAAGAAGGAGAAATCACTTTGGAGATGCCCTACTGCTATATTCTGGAGATGATTTGCGATTGGTGGTCCTTTAGCTGGTTTAAAGGGAATCTGCTGGAAATTTTCTCCTGGTACGAAGAGCATAAAAATTATTTAAAACTGCATCCCAATACGAGAAAATTAGTGGAGGATATTTTAAGCCGTATCCAAAATAAGCTTGGGGAGGTAATGGCGAATGAAATCAACAGATAGCGTGATTGTGAGTTGGGATTTTTCCCACGGAAAAGACGTTGGTGTTCTGATTATCGGAAAGCAGGAGAAAGGAAAAGTTGAAATAATCAATGCCTATCAGGGAGAAGAGGCCAAAGCACTTTATCAAAAGTTGGTATTCCCTAAATCAAAGAAGACCAGCTTTAGCAAGGAGAAAACCACATGAAGCAACCGAAAAAATTAACCAGAGAGCAAAAAGAATGTTTGTCAGCTCATTATCTGAATTGTAAAGACTGGATGCTGGTTGAAGAGACAGAATTCTATTACCGCATCATTAACAAGAATACCGGTGTGATAAAAAGTGTGGACAAGTTCAGAAGGATAAGAAGGAGGAAACGAGATGTCGGATATTCTGGTAGTTAAAGTAAATATGTTTTGTCGTTCCAGAGAGTTGAACGATATTCGCCGATATATACTTTCCCAAATAGAAAACGGAAAAGTTGTAGTGCTGCCTGCTTATTGCGATGCTCAGATTGTTCCGGGTGATATAGAAATTCGAGTCGAAGATCTATCTGGAGAAAAAGATAAAGGAGACTTTCACCATGGAGATTCTTCCACCCAAATACCAAAAGTATAGAACATTTCCTAAATTACAACAAAATAATGGAAATGAGCAGATGCAGAAAGTGCTGGAATTTTCCGGCGAATTGATCATTCTTCAGGCAAGACTATGTCCAATTCCAGGATTTGAGTATATTTGGCCGGATGGATTACCGTTATCAAAAATATAATGTTTAAAAGGAGAAAAAAGAGTATGAATCTTAAACCAGCGAAAATAATTGCAGTAGATTTTGATGGAACATTATGTGAAAACAAATGGCCGGAAATCGGAGCAGAAAATGAAGAGTTGATAGAGTATCTTCGTGATCGACAGAAGAACGGAGACAAGCTGATTCTTTGGACTTGTCGTGTAGATGATATGCTCAAAAAGGCCGTTGAATGGTGCAAAGAAAAAGAATTGATATTTGATGCGGTCAATGAGAATCTTCCGGAGATTGTCGAGAACTTTGGCTCCGATACCAGAAAGATATTTGCCAATGAGTACATAGATGACCGGAACATCTGGCCTTTGAAAGACAGAGTGGCCGATGTTCTTTATCTTTGTGATGGTAAAAGATGTGGGGATACTTGTACAGGTGTGGAATGCAAACATACATCTGATATATCCCACGCTAAGAATTTCGTAAAAGGCGACTATGACTCCTACTGGGAGAAAGAAAAATCTGAATCCGAAGCCAAAGATCCCGATCCTCATGAGAAATCCAGTATGGAACTGTGGGCGGAAAAAGAAGTGGAAATTGCCTGCAAACACGAAGCACCTGATCGGAAACCTGGAGAATGGGATTATGGATGTGCTTGCTATGAAAGTGCATTAAAGGCATTTCGGAGCCTTTGTGAAGATGGCCACAGCGGTTTTAGTATTGGAATGACAAAGTATATTTTGAATCGACTAATTGAAGGGAAGCCGCTCACTTCCATCGAAGACACAGAAGATGTCTGGAACAATATTTCTGATCTCAGTGGTCTTCGTGGAGAAATTGCAAATTACCAGTGCCGACGGATGAGTTCTCTCTTCAAGTATGTATATGATGACGGCTCTGTTAAGTACAGAGATGTCAACCGTTTCTGCGGAGTGAATGTTGATGTCGTATAAATAAAGTTGGCACCTTATTCTCAAAGAATTCATGTATAATAAAGAGAATAAGGAGGAACTCTCAATGTCACGTACTCAACGTAAATACGACCACGAATATAAGATCCAGGCTGTCAAACTTGCCAGAGAAATCGGCGGTGCTAAGGCAGCCAAAGAATTAGGTATTCCAGAAGGAACCATCCATACATGGCTGAAAGCAGTTAGAGCCGGTACATTGGATATTGGCGACGGTGCACATACTCCAGAAAGTGCCATGAGTCTCGCTGAGGAACTTGCTATGCTCCGCAAACGTGTTAAGGATCAGGATAAAGAAATCCGGCGTCTAAAAGAGGAAAATGAATTTCTCGAGGAAGCAAGTGCTTTTTTTGCAGCCAGCCGTCGGAAGTCAGCAAGAACCAAAGAATGATGTTCATTGCCATAAAAACGGAAGACGGCGCGATTAAGGGAAAACTCTCATTCTATTGCCGGATGCTTGGTGTCAGCCGCCAGGGGTTCTACAAATATCTTGCTAATAAAGACCGGCCCTGGAAATATCAGGATCTCGCTGATGCTATGATAGCAATCCATACTGAAGATGAATACAATGATACATATGGGCGCATTCGCATGTATCAGGCACTTCTCCTTAAGAAACCGGAAGGACTCAAGATTCCCAGTGAGCGAACCGTCTACAGGGTCATGGATGAAATAGGCCTTAGTCATCAACCAAAGCGTAAGCCGAATGGTATTACCAAGGCTGATCGGGAAGCTCGTAAGTCAGATGATCTTCTGAAGCGAGATTTCAAATCCGACAAGCCACTTGAAAAATGTGTAACTGACATTACAGAAATCAAGGCTAAAGATGGGAAACTGTATGTTTCAGCTATCTTTGACTGCTTTGATTCCGGTGTCCTTGGTCTGGCAATGGAAACCAACATGAAAGCAACGTTGTGTGAGCATACCCTGGATAATGCCTATCTGGCATATCCTGATCTGCGAGGGGCTATTGTACACTCTGACAGAGGAACACAATATACCAGTGAAACTTATCGTAAGGCTCTTGCTAAATACGGTATTATTCAAAGCATGAACAGTGCTGGTGGCAGGTGCCACGATAATGCCCGATGCGAAAGCATGTGGGCCAGAATGAAAAGTGAGCTTCTCTATGACCGCTACAATACGGAGACTATGACCATAGAGGAACTGAAGGTTCTCATTTGGAGATACTTCATCAGTTACTGGAATAACAGGAGGATCTGCTCTGCCAACGGTGGGCTTCCTCCGATAATTAAGCGACAGAGATACTACCAATCTCTGGAACAGGCTGCATAGGCAGTGATATCTTTGAGATAAATGTGTCAACCAATATTGACAATATCAAAATGGGAGTTAAAAGGAGAAAGCTTATGAATGAAAATTGTTTAAGTCCTTTGCCACAGTATCACATCGATAGAGACAAGCTCTGCGAGATTGTAAAAGAAACCGTCGGCTACGATAGACTTATGGACGCATTCTGCAATGGGATTGTCGTTTGTGACGAGTTTGCTTGGTTTTCTAATGCCGACGAATATTACATCATTCATTTGGAGAGCGGAATGATGGTAAATTGGTATAAACATCTCGGAAGAACCAATACCTGCTCTCAGAGCGACAGAACAATCGATGATTATTATGAGTTCTTTAGACTATTCAAAGAGGAATTGGACTATTTTGAGAGGAGAAATTGTAATGGCAGGACTTAATATGCGAAAAGAATTTGATAAAAAACAATCAGAGCGGATGACAGAATTACTCTATGATGCCCCAGAACCAAAAACGCAAAGAGAAAAAGATATTTACAATTTAAAGTATATGCGATACTCCATTAAATTTGGAAGTTCATATTATCGCTGGGGAATGATTGCAACCTTGGATAGAGTTATTAAAAAATTGGAGGATGAGGAAGATGATTAAAATTGAAAATGTAGAAGTCATGGGTTGGGAACACGCTATCCGAGGCATGAGGAATCCGATGAACAGTTGGGATAAGTCTGACAGCGGTATCTGTAAGGGTGGAGATGATGGGATCGGCTGTAAAAATTGTGCCGGATATGACTGCGAGCATACATACGATCATTCTTGGCAGCTTGGTAAAGCAGATCACGATTTGATGATGCGACTTGCGGTCGGTGGACCGGCTCACGCAAAGTATCGGAGAATGATTATTGTTTATGCGGACATTACGGCTCCACTCTACTGGTGGAAAGAGTTCGATACTTATAAAGTCGGTACAGTAGCCAATTCCTGTTCCACCATGCATAAGATTGCAGAAAAAGCTTTCACGGTCGAGGATTTTAGCATAGAGCATCTGATGTCTGCGGCGGACGATAATGATTGTCCATTGCTACAAGATCCAAATGATCCATACAATGCGTTCAGTCCACAAAATATTTTTATGCTGACGTTAAGAATGTTAAATGCTTGTAGGGCGAAGTATCTGGAAACAAAAGATAAAGATCATTGGTGGCAAATGATTCAGCTTCTACCCTCTTCCTATAATCAGAAACGAACGGTCATGCTGAATTATGAGGTGCTGGCACACATTTATCAGGATAGAAAAAATCACAAATTAGATGAATGGAGAGAACATCCTGTTGTTTTTAAACCAAAGAATATAGAATCCGTCCATCAAGTTGGTTCAACGAAAAGTGGTTTAAGCGTTAGATGGAATGTCGAAGAAATAAAACCGGATCATTTAGGTTTCTGCGATTGGATCAAGAAATTGCCATATGCGGAGATTATCATTAGAAATGAAGAATAAAAGACAAGGGGGAAAATAATGTTGGTTTTGAAAGATTTACTTCCCTTGATGCGAGAGAACGATGTTCGGTTACTCGATTCCGATGGTAACGAAATATGCTTATTAAGAAAGGACCACACACAGGAGATTCTCTCGGAAAAATATCTCAACATGGTTGTGGACAGCATCTACAACGAAGAGGAAATATCAGATACGGTAAATATTTCTTTAAAAAATATGGAGGACTAATATCATGACATTACTTCAGCAACTTATTATTCTTGTTATTGCTTATATCTGCACCTATTCTTTGGTTGATCGAATTTGCAAATGCATTGAACATTGCGCCTCAGCCAAAGGATATGCGAAGTTGGAAGAAGCAAAGATTCTTGCCAAAGATCGGAGTAAAGGAGAGTAAGTATGTGGAGCCGAAAACTGATAAAAAATAAAATCTATGCCGTACTAATTATCCTGATTGGAGCGTTGTCGGTCCCGATTGAATGGGATGCAACGTTCTTTTTATTTTCCCTGATTATGGGAATACCAATGTTCTTTGCGAAAACGAACTGGATTTATGAAGGGGATGAGGATAATGGGACGAGCCGAGAGGAGACGTGCTCAAAAATTAGAGCAGAAAGCCAAAACCGCCACATACAATCTCACAAAAGCGCAGCTCGATGCGGCCGTCCGTGAACAGGTAGGGAAAGAGCTGGAGCGAATCAAGCAGGAAGCTATGGATGATGCCATAAACACTGCGATGGTTCTGCTCCTGACTCTGCCGCTAGAAGTGCTGATGGACCATTATTGGAAAAAATCCTATGCAAAGCGCATTCCAAAGTTTACCGAGCAGGTTCTGGAATATTACGAACGCTGGCAAAACGGTGAGCTAGATATGGAAAAGCTGAAAAAAGATTTGTGGGAATATGGCGGTGTAAAATTAGTTGAAAGTGAGGGTGAAGCAACATGAAATGTGTAATGGGAATTATTGCGTGTGTCATTGGACTTGTAAGTCTGATCGGACTGATTGTGTTAAAGGCGGTCCATTCGTCTGCAACCTATATGGATAATTCATTCCGCTGGGGAGGACGAGATGGGTACTAAAAACGATTATCGAAAAAATGCAGAAGGATATTCAGATCCGACTGCCTACGAAGCGCTGAAAAACATTGAGCAAGAAGAGGACCGGTTCCATAAACTTTTAGACACTATTTTTACGCTTTGTGAGCTGTCCGATTTCCACATTGAAGAGCGGATCGTCATCAAGGACAAACGAACTGGACGAATTTGGAGGTGATCTGTATAATGAAAATTTGTAAAGTAAAACCGGATCATGCCACTTGTTCGGCTTGTGTGGAGACACAACAAATGTTTGATGTGGTTGATGATTGCTCCAAATGTAAATTAAATACGGAAATTTATGAGCTGTTGCAGATCGGGACAAGTTTTTGGAGTGGTGATTATGCGATGGTTCAGAAAGACGGTAAGATACAAAAAGTATCACTAAAACGAATTTATGATGTTCGGGAGGTATAACGTTATGGATGAGTGGCAGAAAACCATTGACGCTCTCGTCAAAGCGTTTGACGAATTTGCCGTGAAAGTAAAAGAGATGGTGGACGCTTTGGCTGGGGCATTCGGATTTGGACCGTCAGTATCCGAAAACAAAAGAAAAAAGAGTCTCAGTTCCCCGGCTCGACATGGAATGTCTCTGAGGAAATCTCGAAGAGAATCCATCGTTAAGCAGTATTCTTACCGACCGATTGCCCGGAAACACTTACCTTATCAGAGAAGAAATTATTGAAAATCGTCCGTACAAAGCTTGAAAGTGGGTGAAAATCACGCCCACTTTTGGGTTTTGAAAAATGGGCTTTGGTCACTTTTATGTGGGCTTTTTGAAAAATGCGGGGACTTTTGGGGAAGGATTCGGACGATTTTGGTCAAATTTGTGGCCATTTGCCCACTTTCTGCCCACTTTTAAAACCCCGATTTGGTCAGCAAAAACCCAGTATTTATGCGGGTTTGCGGGCTCAAAGCCCACTTTCCCACTTTTTTTCTTAAACTATTATGATAGAAAGTTTAAAAGTATATAGTAATAGCGAAAAAAAAGTGGGTTTTTGACCACGAGCAAAAATGGAGGAGATCATGAGCAAGATTAGTTGGGAGAGCTTGTATGAAAATTTCAAATCAATTTATCCAAGGTTGTCGAGGTCATCCGTATATTTTCGTCCGTTCGGGTATATGAGTATAGTAGTGTATTTTGAGGATGGAATGAAGATGATCTACGATGATCTTAGAAAACAAGCCTATATCACAGCTTGAAGAAAATGTCAAGAGCCAATGAAAAATTTCTTTTCTTTCTCATCAAAATGTGATATACTTAGAAGGCCACACAATCGCATAATAGCTTCGTTTAAGGGAATCCACTTTGGTAAAAAGTGTATTCTCTCTTTACTCATACCTTGAACGAGGCGAGATTGTGTGGCAACAATGGGAGAGCACTTTTTCGGGTGCGTCTCTTGTTGGGACCGCACCTTTTTTTATTGCCCTAAAAACAGAGTGGAGGAGAATAAAGAAATGAAACGTAAGTTTCTAGCGATTGTAGCAGTTTTGATGGTTTTATTAGCGGGATGCAGCAGCGAAGACGATGGTAAAATTCATATGCCGTTCGGAGCCAATGACTATGACGGCGTCAATTATCAAGAGATAGTCTCCCAATTAGAAGAAGCTGGTTTTACAAATGTGCGAGAGGAACCACTTGGTGATTTAGTAACGGGATGGCTAAATGATGAAGGTGAGGTGGATGAAGTCTCTGTTGATGGAGATACGGTGTTCAGCACCGATTCTAAATATTTACCAGATGTTGAAATAGTGGTGTCATATCACACCTTCCCTGGTGAGGAAGAACCATCTACCGAAGATGAAAACTCGAATTTAGAAAGTAATGAGGACTTCTCTGAAGTTGAAAGCGAAATTTCCGAAAATGCAGAGTCCATTAACGAGGCTCCAGAAGAAAATTTAACGCCGGAGAATAATGAAGACTTAGCAGCAGTTTTATCAGCAACAAATGAACTTGATCCAATTTACTCAGAATTTGCGGAAAAGTATAAAAATCAAATTATCGAGTTTGATGCGTGTATTACCTATTTGGCAAATCACGGAGATAATAATACAAGATATGACTTATTATTGTCTGCGGGTGATTATGTAGATGAGAACACAGTAAATCCCGGACCCATTTTTAAATTTGAAGATGTAAATACTTATGGTATGGGAATCGAGGATTTGTATCTTCCAGATTATATAAGCATTGGATCAAATATACATGTAACTGCTGAAATCCGATCATTTAGCGAAGACGAGGGAGTGTTCTTTCTCAATCCTGTGAAAGTCGTTCCTCGATAAATATAAAAAATCATTTAGCCTGTACCTACTGATTTAGGTATGGGCTATTTTTATGTTTTCGTTTGGTTCTTTTTTGCGCGCGAAAAATACATCGACTGTTATGAAGAGAGAGGGTTAAAATGGCCATTCTCTCTTTTATTTTGGAGAAAGGGGCTCATTTATGCTGGAAAGCGAATTTCAGAACAAGCTGATTCAAGAACTGAAAAGGATGTTCAAAGGCTGCATCGTAACAAAACTGGATTCCAGTCACATTCAGGGAATTCCCGATTTGCTGATTCTCTATAACGATAAGTGGGCCACTTTAGAATGTAAGAAAAGTGTTCGCGCCAAGAAACAACCAAATCAAGAATATTATGTTGGACGAATGAATGAGATGTCATTCTCAAGATTTATTTGTCCCGAAAATAAGGAGGAAGTGTTACATGATCTTCAACAAGCATTCAGCTCTTGAAGGGCAACACGCCTTTCTTGGCGCAAGCAAATATCACTGGATTAACTATGACGAATCCAAAGTTGCAGAATCATACTCAAAATTCCTTGCGACTCAAAAGGGGACGGAGCTTCACGATTTTGCAGCAAGGTGTATTACACTTGGACAGAAACTTCCGAAGTCTCAGAAAACATTGAATATGTATGTGAATGACGCGATTGGTTTCAAAATGGTTCCTGAACAGCCACTCTTCTATTCAGAGAATTGCTTTGGGACAACCGATGCGATTGCATTTCGAAATTGTATGCTTCGTATTCACGATTTAAAGACCGGCGTCATTCCGGCGCACATGGAGCAGCTTGAAATATACGCTGCTCTTTTTTGTTTGGAATACAAAATCAAGCCGTCCGACATTGAAATGGAACTTCGGATTTATCAGAACAACCAGATTCTTTATGAGAATCCAACGGCTGAAACCATCGTTCCCATCATGGACAAGATTATCACATTCGATAAAGTAATCAACAAAATTAAAGAACAGGAGGGCTAAATTATGAATCCGATTGCAGAAGAAATTTTGATGCATTATGGAATGCCCCGTCGTTCTGGTCGCTATCCGTGGGGATCTGGTGAAAATCCTTATCAGCATAGTGGGGACTTTCTGAGTCGAGTGGATGAACTGAAAAGTCAGGGTATGAGTGATACAGAGATTGCGAAGGCTATGGGTTTAACTACCACACAATACCGTACGCAGAAATCTTTGGCAAAAGATGAACGGCGTGCTCTGGATGTGGCGAGGGCAAAATCTCTTCGAGAAGATGGGCTGAGTTTAAATGAGATTGCAAAAGAGATGGGTTTTGCAAATGACTCTTCTGTTCGCTCTCTTCTGAACGAGAATTCTGAGGTTCGTATGAACCAGGCCAAGACGACTGCCGAGTTTATCAAAAAGCAGATTGATGAAAAAGGAATGATTGATGTCGGCGCCGGCGTGGAACGTGAGCTTGGAATTTCTAAGGAGAAACTGAATGAAGCACTCTACATGTTGGAGATGGAGGGCTATCCTGTCTATGGCGGTCGAGTGGATCAGATAACGAATCCGGGAAAGAAAACCACACTTCGAGTAATTTGCCCGCCTGGAACAGAACATAAAGAGATTTATGATTTTGAGAATATCAATTCTCTGAAAGATTATGTCTCCCATGATGATGGGGAATCCTTCGATCCCAAATTTGTCTATCCCAAAAGCATGGACTCAAAAAGGCTTCAAATTCGTTATGCAGAAGATGGCGGGGAGTTAAAGGATGGGGTTGTTGAGATCCGAAGAGGTGTTGATGATTTGTCTCTTGGGGAATCCCACTATGCTCAGGTCCGAATCCTGGTTGACGGAACACATTACATCAAAGGAATGGCTGTTTACTCAGATGACCTTCCCGACGGTGTGGATGTTATGTTCAACACCAATAAGAAAAAAGGTACTCCGAAGATGGACGTTCTAAAGCCGATCAAAGACGATCCCGATAATCCGTTTGGATCTTTGATTAAAGAAGGAGTCAACGATCCCGATAATCCTACGGATACAAGAGGAGGACAGAGTTATTACTATGATAAGAATGGTAAGAAACAGCTTTCTCTTATCAACAAGAGAGCGGAAGAAGGAGATTGGGGAGAATGGGCCGACAAGCTTCCGTCTCAGTTCCTGTCGAAGCAGAGCAGAACTTTGATAAAGAAGCAGTTGAATTTAGCAGCCGCAGATAAGCAGTCTGAATTTGATGAGATTTGTTCTCTTACGAATCCAACTGTGAAGAAGGTTCTTTTGAAATCTTTTGCCGATGACTGTGACGCAGCCGCGGTTCATTTACAGGCGGCCGCTCTTCCAAGACAGAAGTATCAGGTCATTCTGCCATTGACCTCTATCAAAGACAATGAGGTCTATGCTCCGAACTACAAGAATGGGGAAACAGTAGCACTTGTGCGGTATCCGCATGGTGGAACTTTCGAGATACCAATCTTAACTGTTAATAATAAGCAGCCAGAAGGAAGAAGAGTTCTTGGAAATACACCGGCGGACGCTATTGGCATCAATAAAAAGGTGGCTGATCGCCTTTCCGGAGCTGACTTCGACGGCGATACTGTCATGGTGATTCCTTGTAATTCTTCTAATAGCAGAGTGAAAATTACTTCTACTCCACAATTAAAGGGGTTGGAAGGATTCGATCCTAAGATGTCTTATGGAACCGTTAAAAAAGGTGACGATTACTATAACAGCAGCGGTCAGAAGATTAAGGTTATGAAGAATACCCAGACAGAAATGGGTAAGATTTCAAACTTGATTACTGATATGACTCTGAAAGGCGCTACTCAGGATGAACTTGCAAGAGCTGTACGTCATAGTATGGTCGTCATTGATGCAGAGAAGCATAAGCTCGACTACAAGAAGAGCGAACAGGACAATGGTATTACTGCTTTGAAGAAGAAGTACCAGGCTCACGAGGACGATGATGGTTATGGCGGTGCTTCTACTCTGATTTCTCGGGCCAAGTCTGAGACTTCTGTTCTGAAGAGGAAAGGAAGCCCGATCATTGACAAGGAAACCGGGGAACAAAGCTGGAAGAGCGTCAGGGAGGAGTATGTAGATAAGAACGGAAAGACCCAGGTACGAACTCAAAAAAGCACCAAGATGGCAGAAACCAGAGACGCCCGTACTCTATCCTCTGGGACACCACAGGAAGAGGCGTATGCGGACTATGCAAATACCATGAAGTCCCTGGCTAATCAGGCCCGCCGGGAGATGGTTAATACTGGAAAGATAGCCTACTCTGCTTCAGCAAAACAGACCTACCAGACAGAGGTTGATTCTCTTATGGCCAAGCTTAATGTGGCTTTAAAGAACGCCCCCCGCGAGCGTCAGGCACAGACCATGGCGAATTCTATTGTGGCCGCCAAGAAGAAAGACAATCCCGATATGACAAAGGCCGAAATTAAGAAGGCTAATCAACAGGCCCTTACTGCGGCCCGTACTGCTGTTGGTGCCAAGAGAACCCCTGTCGAGATTACAGATCGTGAATGGGAAGCGATTCAGGCTGGCGCCATCAGCGAGAACAAGCTTACCCAGATTCTCAACAATACAAACATAGATACAGTCAGACAGAGAGCTACCCCTCGTGCAACAACAACCCTTAGCTCCGCAAAAGTGAATCGTATTGCGGCGCTGAATGCTTCTGGCTATAGCACTGCTGAGATAGCAGCAGCTTTGGGTGTTTCCAGTTCTACTGTGTCGAAGTATCTGAATGGAAAGGAGTGAACAAAGTAAATGGCGAAGAAGTGTATGCTTACAACCATTGACAATCCTTTCGATCCATTTGAACAGTTCACTTCATGGTTACTGTTTGATGAGGAAAAAGGTTATCATTCATGTTCGTATCTTGGTAGAATTGCCAGAACCTCGGACCAACTCTCCGATGAAGAGAATGACTTGGAAGTTGAGCGAGCAATCGATGAGATCGTAAGATACGATTTCCGAAACATTTACAAAAAAGTTACGCGAGATGCGGTGGCTATCTAGGTATCAGATGGTATAGGGGGGGTAGCAAAAATCGCACCCCCCTCCGTCATCGCGGCGGTCTTTGAAAATTCCCCGGGGGTATTTTTCGGAGAATGTTTTTACTTTCCGGCAGTATTTAACAGAGCTCATAAGGTTGGCTAAGTAATAAGCTGTGGTTCTTTTTACTCTTTTTTCTCCTTTCGGTAAAAAAGTTACAGTCAGCCTTGTGGGTTCTTTTAAATACTGCCGGAAAACTTTTATGAAACTATTGAAAAACAAATGGGAAGGAGGCAGTAAATGGCTAGAAAAGCAAAGAGTTCTGAATCGGCTGGCTCTTCCAAGAAGATTCGTCCTGCTTTGACTCCAGAAGCAAAGGAGCTTCAGATGATTTCTCTGGCTGTTGACCTAGCCGAAAAACAATTGCTGGAAGGGACTGCTTCTTCTCAGGTCATTACTCACTATCTGAAACTGGGCTCTTCCAGAGAGAAGCTTGAAAGAGAGCGGTTGGAGGAAGAGAACAATCTGTTGCGGGCAAAAGTGAGAGCGATCGACTCCACCGACGAAATCAAGGATCTCTATAAGGATGCCATCAATGCGTTTCGTATTTACAGCGGGCAAGGTAATGACGATGATTAGGACATATTCAGAACTATCAAAATTAAAGACTTTCAAAGAACGATATGAGTATCTTCGTTTAGGCGGAGTCGTCGGAGCAGATACTTTTGGGTTTGACCGATATCTGAATCAGATTTTCTATCGTTCTATGGAATGGAAGTCCGTTCGTGATTTTGTGATTGTGAGAGATAACGGATGTGACCTTGGAATAGAAGGTCACGAGATATGTGGAAAGATACTGATTCACCATATGAATCCGATTTCTGTTGAGGATATTTTAAAGAGGAGCGATTTCCTTTTAAATCCGGAATACCTCATCTCGACAATTCTTACAACGCATAATGCCATTCACTATGGAGATGAAAGCCTTCTCATCACAGAGCCCGTTGTTCGAAGCCGAAACGATACATGTCCTTGGAAACATTGATGGAAGGAGGTTATAGAGATTATGGAAATTACGGAAAGCATACTGACATCGATCAAAAAGATGCTGGGTATTACGGAAGAGTATGAACACTTCGACTCAGACCTTATCATACATATCAATTCGGTATTTATGATCCTTACTCAACTCGGCGTCGGCCCGCCATCAGGCTTCTCCATTCGGGATAAAAGCACTACATGGAAAGAATTCATTTCTGACGAGACAAAGTTGCAGCTAGTAAAATCCTACATGCATATGAAGGTGAAACTGCTGTTTGATCCACCGTTAAGTTCTGCTGTATTGGCATCCATAGAAAAGATGATTGCTGAGGCGGAATGGAGATTGAATGTTGCAGCGGAAACAGATGAGGAAAAATCTGAAGAATACGAGTCCTACGACGGCGAGTACAGGATAACGCCAAAAGCGTTCCAATCTCAGATGCTGGATACCGAGAATAAAGTTCTGGATCGAAATATTGTGGTGACAGAAGTCCCGTATTATGAGACCGGAAATTCGGCAAATGGAGTGACATCATATATCGCAAAGGAGGGAGATTCAAAATGAGTAATGAAGCGTTGTTACAGCATCACGGAATTCTTGGGATGAAATGGGGCGTCCGAAGAACTCCTGAACAGCTTGCGAGAGCAAGTGGAAAGAAGAGCAGTTCCGATGACGAGGTTAAAAAGATGTCCGATTCGGAACTCCGTTCAAAGATTAACCGTCTTCAGATGGAAAAGCAGTATAAACAGCTTACCAGTTCAGAAATTTCTGTCGGCAGAAAGTTTGTACAGGACGTGCTGACCAATGCTGCAAAGCAGACTGCCACTAATTATGTATCGAAATACATGACGAAGGGAATTGATGCGGTTATCAAGAAAGCAACCAGCAAGTAGGTGATTCAATTATGGCATTATCGAACACTGCCGTTCCCAAATACTACGGCATGTTTCGGGATGCCGTAATAAGGGGAGAGATACCGGTTTGTAAAGAAGTATCTATGGAGATGAACCGAATTGACGACCTGATAGCCAATCCTGGTATTTACTACGATGACCAGGCCGTTGAAGGATGGATTGCTTATTGCGAATCAGAACTAACATTGACGGATGGTTCTGATTTGAATTTGCTGGACTCTTTCAAATTATGGGGCGAGCAGCTTTATGGATGGTACTACTTCGTTGAACGAAGTGTGTGGGAGCCAAGTTCCGATGGACATGGTGGTCGATATGTAAATAAAAGAATCAAGCAGCGTCTGATAAAGAAACAATATCTTATTGTTGGACGAGGGGCTGCTAAATCTTTATACGATACTTGTGTCCAATCTTATGGATTGAATATCGATACCTCGACAACGCATCAGGTCACAACAGCTCCTACAATGAAGCAGGCAGATGAAGTGATGTCGCCCTTCCGTACTGCAATTACCCGGTCGAGAGGCCCATTGTTCCGATTCCTAACGGAAGGTTCTTTGCAGAATACGACTGGTTCTAAAGCGAAGCGAATGAAGCTGGCCTCAACCAAAAAAGGTATCGAAAATTTTCTTACGGGTTCGCTTCTGGAAGTACGTCCAATGTCCATCGCAAAGCTTCAGGGATTGCGTCCTAAGATTTCCACCGTTGACGAATGGCTGTCCGGCGATACCAGAGAAGATGTAGTTGGTGCTTTAGAGCAGGGTGCGTCTAAATTGGACGATTATATTATCGTAGCCACGAGTTCTGAGGGAACAGTGAGAAACGGAGCCGGCGACACAATCAAAATGGAGTTGATGGACATTCTCAAAGGTGATTATGTCAATCCTCATGTTTCCATTTGGTGGTATAAACTCGATTCCATTGATGAAGTCGGCAACCCAGATATGTGGCTGAAGGCAAATCCTAATATCGGTAAGACGGTAAGCTACGAAACTTATCAGCTTGATGTAGAAAGAGCGGAGAAGTCACCTGCGGCCAGAAATGATATCTTGGCTAAAAGATTTGGATTGCCGATGGAGGGCTACACCTACTACTTCACATATGAAGAAACCCTTCCTCATAAGAAGAGAAGCTACTGGCAGATGCCCTGTTCTTTGGGGATTGATTTGTCACAGGGAGATGACTTCTGTGCTTTTACGTTCCTTTTCCCGTTATCGAATGGTTCCTTTGGAGTGAAAACCAGGAACTACATTTCCTCATCTACTCTGATGAAACTTCCGGCAGCAATGAGAATCAAATATGACCAATTCATGGACGAAGGAAGCCTGATTGTCCTGGAGGGGACCGTTCTGGATATGATGGAAGTCTACGAGGATTTGGATAACCACATTACAGAATTTGGGTACGATGTTCGATGTTTGGGGTATGACCCGTACAATGCAAAGGAGTTCATTGAACGATGGTCCTCTGAAAATGGTCCGTTTGGAATCGAGAAGGTTATACAGGGTGCTAAGACAGAATCCGTTCCTTTGGGAGAGTTAAAGAAACTTTCTGAGGAGCGGATGCTTTTGTTTGATGAAGAACTTATGACCTTTGCGATGGGGAACTGCATCGTTATGGAAGATACGAATGGAAACAGAAAATTGCTGAAAAAGCGATATGACGCAAAGATTGATGCCGTGGCAGCTATGATGGATGCGTTTGTTGCTTTCAAGCTCAACCGAGATGCTTTTGAATAGGAGGTGACGATTTCAAAATGGAAGTTTCAATCGGTTCCAGGATTAAACACGCCTGGAACGCTTTTTTAAATAGAGACCCAACAGGTTTCTATCGGGACATAGGAGTTGGATATTCATACAGACCCGACCGACCGAGGCTTACAAGAGGAAATGAGAGATCCATTGTTACCTCTGTATATAATCGCATCGCATTGGATTGTGCTTCAATTAGCATCCAACACGTACGACTGGACGACTCCGAAAGATTCCTTGAGAAAATTCCTTCGGGATTAAATGACTGTCTGAATTTGTCTGCCAATATTGACCAGACAGGACGCGCTTTCCTTCAGGACGTTGTTTTATCAATGCTTGATGAGGGCTGCGTGGCGATTATTCCGGTTGATACGGATGATGATCCGGATACCACAGGCTCATATAAAATCGAGTCAATGCGTACTGGAAAGATTCTGGAATGGTTTCCGAGCCATATTAAAGCGAGAGTTTATAATGAGCGGACTGGATTAAAGGAAGATATTGTGGTTCCAAAAGATACAGTCGCAATTATCGAAAATCCGCTTTATGCAGTAATCAATGAGCCAAACTCAACGATGCAGCGTTTGATAAGGAAGTTAAATTTATTGGACGTTGTCGATGAGCAGAGCAGTTCGGGAAAACTCGATTTAATTATCCAGCTTCCCTATGTAATTAAAACAGAAGCAAGGCGTCAACAGGCTGAGAAGAGGCGTGTCGAGATTGAACGCCAGTTGGCCGGTTCTAAATATGGTATTGCATATACCGATGGTACGGAGCGGATCACACAGTTGAATCGTTCTGTGGAAAATAATCTGATGAAGCAGATTGAATATCTGACGAGTATGCTTTACAGCCAGTTAGGTATCACTCAGAGCATATTGGATGGTTCCGCAGACGAAAAGACTATGCTGAACTACTATAACCGCACTATTGAGCCAATTATTTCAGCAATCGTTGACGAAATGAAACGTAAGTTCCTTACCAAAACAGCCAGATCCCAAAAGCAATCAATTCTGTTCTTCCGTGACCCCTTCAAACTTGTACCGGTAGCCGATCTGTCAGAAATCGCTGACAAATTTACAAGAAACGAGATTATGACATCCAACGAAATTCGTCAGATTATTGGCATGAAACCGTCTGACGATCCGAAAGCTGATGAGCTGAAGAATAGCAATATCAGCGAGGCAAAATCTGAGCCTTCAAATGAGGGTTCTGATGTCGAATCTGGTGAAAGCGATTCTGGAGCAGATTACGACAGCATCGTAAATGAGCTACTTGATGGTCTTGAAAAGGAGATTGATGAAATTATAGGAAACTATGTTTCAGATGACGAGGAGGAGACCTAATGGATATTGACGAGCTCCTTCAACATTATGCATCTCCCTATTATGACCCGGTAAAAGCTCATGAATATTATATGAGAACCAGAGAACTCAAGGGGCGTCGTTCCGCAACGAAGCTCAATGACGAAGGTAAAGAAATCTGGGCTTATACAAAGAATGAGATAACCAGCGAGAAGAAGGAAAAGGTAAAAGAAGAACAGGAAAAGCGAGAACAAAAAATTGCTGAACTAAGAGCAAAAGCTAAAGCAACCCGTGAACAGATCTCAGCAAAATTAAAGGAACTGAATGCTCAACTTACCGAGAAATCTTCGTCAAGAAGGAGTAGGGTTGATTCCCGTAAAAAATCTGATTTGGAGGATATTGGAGAAGAAGCTGAAGAGCAAAAAGAGCGTATTGACGAAAAGAAAAATGCCGAGATTGAACGCTTGATGGCGATAGAAATTCCCTCCGGATTATCAAAAGAGGAAAGGGCAAAGCGAGTGGCAGAGCGCAACGAGAAAATTGCAAAGCTTCGTGATGATGCCACCGAGGACAAGGCTAAGGTGAGTGAGCAGGCGAAAGCTGAAAAGGAAGAGGTGAGAACTTCCGCAAGTCGTAAGAAGAAGCAAATTACCGAAGACACCAAAGAAGAGAGGGCTGATAATTCTGCGAATGCTAAATCAGAAAGAGAAAAAGTCAGTACAGAGTTAAAGGCTGCCGTCACTGCCGCCAGGGAAGCTTATAAAGCGGCAAAAGAGAACCTTGATGCCACTTATGAGGCGCTTTATCAGCAAGAGTTCGACAAGATAGCTTCCGAATACAAAGCGGTGAAGAAGCGGAAACGGAGGAAGTAGCAATGCGGCTTTCGCACAATACTGACAAAAGGAGTGATTTTCAAAATGGAGAAATACGATTTTAGTGGTTGGGCTACTAGAAACGATCTTCTTTGCACCGATGGCCGCACCATCAAAAGGGACGCATTTAAGAGCCAGAATGGACAAACAGTTCCCCTGATTTGGGGACATAATCATTCTGATCCCAATCGTGTACTGGGTCATGGTGTGCTGGAAAATCGTGAAGAGGGCGTTTATGCCTACTGTAGTTTCAATGACAGTGAATCCGGACAGGCAGCGAAGAAGCTGGTTCAGCATGGAGACATTCGTTCACTTTCTATTTGTGCCGGTCAGCTTAAACAGGCCGGAGCGAATGTGGTACATGGCGTTATCTATGAACTGAGTCTTGTTCTGGCCGGAGCCAATCCGGGAGCTTTCATTGACTCTGTTATGGCTCACGGTGAGTCTTCAGAAGACCGCACCATTATTGGATATGACGAGAACATTATGATCTATCATTCTGCCGAAGAGGATGATAAATCCGATGAAAAGAAGACGGAGGAGAAGTCCGAATCTAATGAAGATAAGACTTCTGAAGAAAAGCCTGCGGAAGATGACGAGACAATTGAGCAGGTATTTAATACCCTCAGTGAAAAGCAGAAAAATGTAGTTTATGCAATGATCGGACAGGCTATCGGAGAAACTGATGAGCCCGAAGATAAAAAAGATGACGATTCTAAAGGAGGAAATACCGAGATGAAGCATAACGTGTTTGACAACGATAAGAAAAATGAAACCGGTGGCTTTCTGACACATTCCGCGCAGGAAGACATCATTAAGATGGCGAAGACCAGTCAGGTTGGTACTTTCCAGACGGCTCTCCAGCTTTATGCGGAGCAGAATGGCCTTCAGCATGACGCTGTCAGTGGCGGATTTGTTCAGACTGGGGAAGGTAATGTGACAAATCTCTTCCCGGAATATCAGGAAGTTCGTCCTGGCGCTCCCGAACTCATTACCAACGACCAGGGCTGGATTACCAATGTAATGAGGAAGGTACATAAGAGTCCGATTTCCAGAATTAGAACCAGCCAGACCGACATTCGTGGCATTGACGCTCTTCGGGCCAGAGGCTACAAGAAAGGGAAAGAGAAGAAACAGGCTGGAAACTTTAAGCTGGTACGCAGAACCACCGATCCGCAGACTGTCTATGTAAAGAACGCGCTTCATCGTGATGACATTGTCGACATCACGGATTTTGATTACGTGAAGTATCTCTACGACATTGATCGCCTGATGCTCAATGAAGAGCTGGCCATTGCGATGATGTTGGGTGACGGTCGTGAAGACGGCGATGAGGGCAAGATCGATCCGGATAAGATCAGACCTATCTGGACGGATGATGACCTCTACACCATTCACGCCGATTTGGATGTTGAAGCCGCAAAGAAAGAGCTTCAGGGTACCAACACAGGGGCGAACTTTGGTGAGAACTATGTTTACGCTGAGGCTATGATCAATGCGGTTCTGTATGCGAGGGAGGATTACAAGGGTACCGGTACTCCGGATATGTACATCACCCCGCATATGCTCAATGTAATGCTTCTGGCTCGTGATATGAACGGTCGCAGAATCTATGCTTCCAAGGCGGAGCTTGCGTCTGCTTTCAACGTTGGCGAGATTCTTACCGCTGAGCAGTTCGAAGGAAAGACCCGTAAGACGAGCGACAGTAAGACCAAGAAGTTGCTTGCTATCATCACGAACCTGAATGATTACTCTCTGGGTGCTACGAAGGGCGGCGAAGTTACTCACTTCACGCAGTTCGATATCGACTTTAACCAGGAGAAGTCCCTTCTGGAGACCAGATGCTCTGGCGCTCTGACTAGAGTGTATTCTGCTATTGCGATCGAAGAGGATGTAACGGAAAACCCTTAATCGGCTTCTCTGTTAGTCCCGAAGATGGGGAAGCCAATCTGTTCGGGAAAACGGTAGATTCGTTACAGGAGAATGTTGTTGTCGGGGAATCTGAGATTACCGGTACGTTAAAGCATGTTACGGATTATACCGGATTCAGTAGCAATGTTTCGGAGCAGTCTGGAAATTACCTTGCTTTGAAAGTTGAAACTGATTCTGAGGATGCAATCACTACTGTAGAACTCGTAGGCGGCACCAAAGGACCGGTTACGCTCGATGACGACATGAACATCGTACTCCTTATCAAGAATAAGGATACTCAGAGCATTAAGGTAACAGTAGACGATGGGGAAGATTCAGCCACAAAGACTTATGGACTCACCGGATTGACCTTGGAGACAGAGTAAAGGAGAAAATTCAAAATGGCAAAGTTTTTTGGGAAAATCGGATATGCAGTATCAAAGGATGTTCGTCCTGGTGTTTGGGATGGGGAAATTACTGAGCGAGAGTATTTCGGTGACTTGATTCGGAATACCAGTCGGTATCAGACATCCGATAAACTCAATGATGACATCAACATTTCCAATGAGATCAGCATTGTGGCCGATCCCTTTGCCTATCAGAATTTTCATGCAATGCGGTATGTCGAGTTCATGGGAGCGAAGTGGAAGATTTCCAGTGTCGAAGTGCAGTATCCGCGCTTGATTCTGACAGTAGGAGGTGTATATAATGACTGATCGACGACTCACATTCCACAATCTATTGTGCGAGATTTTATCTTGCCCGATAGAAGGCGAACAGTGTCGATGTTATTTTCAGCCTCCGGAATCTATAAAGATGCACTACCCCGCCATTGTATATAGCCTTGACGATATTGACAAGACGTATGCAAATGACGGGGTATATTTGTCTAATCGAAGATATGCCGTTACCGTCATTGACAAAGACCCGGATACATCCCTAGTGCAGAAAGTAACGAATTTACCAATGAGTCGGTTCGACCGGCATTTCAAAAAAGATAACCTGAACCACTACATTTTTAATGTATATTTCTGAGATTGGAGGAATAATTCAATGAGTAAACTTGTTTGGGATAAAGTTGGAGAACGGTATTATGAAACCGGTTGCGATCATGGAGTTCTTTATCCGATTCAGACCGGTGGAAAATACAACAAGGGTGTTGCATGGAATGGTCTGAGTGCAGTGACGGAAAGTCCGTCCGGGGCAGAACCTTCCCCGATTTATGCGGATAACATTAAGTATTTGAATCTGATGTCCGCGGAGGATTTCGGCGGTACGATTGAGGCATATACCTATCCGGATGAATTCGCAGAGTGTGACGGCTCTGTAGAAATCGCACCTGGCGTGTTTGCGGGGCAGCAGAGCAGAAAGGTATTTGGTCTTTCTTATCGTACTATTCTGGGAAATGATGTAGATTCCGATGACTATGGCTATAAACTTCATTTGGTATATGGCTGTTTAGCATCACCTTCCGAGAAAGGCTATCAGACCAAAAATGACAGCCCGGAGCCGATTGCGCTTTCCTGGGAGTTCAGCACGACTCCGGTGGAAATCACGAAAGTGATCGAAGATAAGAAGCTGAAACCCACGGCTATTCTTACCTTCGATTCTACAAGAGTAGACCCTAAGAATTTGGCTGCTCTGGAAGAAATCCTGTATGGTAAAGACCCAACTACCGACGATGGTGACGATGGCGTTGATCCCAGACTTCCGCTTCCCGATGAAGTAATCGAGATCATGACGAAGGAAAACCCTTAATGAGCCTTTCCGTTAAGCCTGAAGACGGAGAGGCTGTTTTATTCGGAAAAACAGTAAATGAATTACAGAGTGATGTGGTTGTCTCCGATGATGAGGTGACAGGCACTCTGAAGTATGTCGATTTCAGCAGTAATGTTTCCGAACAGTCGGGCAATTATCTGGCCCTCAAGATTGAAGCTGAGCCGGCTGAAGCAGAGACAGTTGTCGAACTCGTAGGCGGCACCAAAGGACCGGTTACGCTCGATGACGACATGAACATCGTACTCCTTATCAAGAATAAGGATACTCAGAGCATTAAGGTGACTACCACACACAACGAGGAAAGTGTTACTAAGACTTATGGTCTTTCTGGACTTACCTTGGAAACAGAATAATGTAAATGTATAGGAAGCCTCGTATTCAATGTGCGGGGCTTCTTTTTATTTGAAAGGAGAAAAAATTATGCTGAAGAAAACTATTCCTTATATCGATCTGAATGGTGTTGAAAGAAAAGAGGATTTCTATTTCCACCTGTCAAAGCCGGAAATTGTAAAGATGCAGACAAGTGTGAAGGGTGGATATGATGTGCAGCTTAAGAGTATTGGTGCCGGTGCCGATGGAGGACAGATTATGGAGTTCTTCGAGGATCTCATTAAGAAGGCTTACGGTGTCAAGAGCGAGGACGGTCGTCGCTTTATGAAGTCTGAGGAGATTTCCAGATCCTTTATGGAATCGCCTGCTTATGAGGTTCTATTCGAGGAACTGGTTACAAATGACAAGGCGGCAGCAGACTTCGTGAATGCTGTGATGAATGTCGGTAATTCCGCCGCAACTCCTGCAATCGCGGCAAATACCCAGAATTAAAGGAGATGTAAGAGATGCTCCGAATCACAATACCATCCACAGAATTTTGGGATGAGGTGAAGCAAGAGTTTGTTTACACAAAGGCTCAGACCTTGCAATTGGAGCATTCTCTTGTTTCTCTTTCAAAATGGGAATCGAGATGGAATAAGCCGTTTCTGACAAAGCAGGAAAAAACTTTGGAAGAAACTATAGATTATGTAAAATGCATGACTCTTACGCAGAATGTGAATCCGGAAGTTTATAACTATCTGACGAACAGTAATATCAATGAGGTCAATAAGTATATCGCTCTTCCTATGACAGCCACCCGGTTTCTCGAGGAGAAAAAAACACAGGGAAGCAGAGAGCAGATTACGGCGGAACTCATTTATTACTGGATGATAGCCTTAAACATTCCATTTGAATGTCAGAAGTGGCATCTAAACAAGCTATTCACTCTGATAAGGGTGTGCGATGTGAAGAGCCGGCCGCCGAAAAAGCATAGCCGCAGGGAAATTATGAAGCGGAATGCAGCATTGAACGCGGCTAGAAGAAAGAAATGGAACACGAAAGGGTGATTACTATGAGTAATAGCAGCTTGGTGAATTGTACAGTAAAAAGTCCAAACCACAGCGGAGCTAGAACACATTCGATTGACCGAATCACTCCGCATTGTGTAGTTGGACAGCTTTCAGCAGAATCTATTGGCGGATGTTTTACCAGTCCCAGTAGAGAAGCATCCTGTAATTATGGAATCGGAACGGACGGCCGAGTTGTTCTTTGCGTGGATGAAGCAAACAGGAGCTGGTGCTCTTCCAGTAATGCAAATGACCAGCGGGCTGTAACAATTGAATGTGCCAGCGATAAGACTCATCCATATGCCATGACGAACGCAGTATATGAAAAGCTAGTGGCTCTCTGCGTTGATATATGTCGGAGAAATGGCAAGTCAAAACTCATCTGGTTTGGCGACAAAGACAAATCTCTGAATTACAGTCCGAAGTCGAACGAGATGATCCTCACGGTTCATCGATGGTTCGCTAATAAATCCTGTCCTGGGGATTGGTTGTATTCCAGGCTGGGAGACCTCGCAAATCGAGTAACAGCTCAGCTTGGCGGAAGTACGACTGACAGTACCCAGAAAACCTACAAAACGGGACTGTATAAAGTTGATGTCGGCGATCTGAACATTCGAAAAGGTCCCGGGACAAATTATGGAACCAATGGAATGATTACCGACCGGGGTACTTATACGATTACCGAAATCCAGAACGGTTACTGGGGTAGGTTGAAATCCGGTGCCGGATGGATCAGCGTTCATGAGGCTTATTGTACCTATAAAGGTGCGGCTTCCGGCGAATCAGAAGAAAAGCCTTCAAGTAATTTTCTGGTTCAGGTAGACATTCCCGATTTGTATATCCGAAAAGGCCCTGGAACGAATTATGGAAACAATGGTTTCTGTCCGAAAGGCGTATATACCATTGTTGAAGTTAAGAGCGGTACCGGTTCCGATGCTGGATGGGGTAAGCTGAAATCTGGTGCGGGATGGATTTCTCTGGATTATGCAACTCGTATTTAAAGAGGACATACCATGATAAGTTTCAGACAAAAGGGTGACTTCTCCAAGTTGACCCGCTTTCTAGAAAGAGCAAAAGAAGCGGTTCATATCGGAGACCTGGATAAGTTTGGTAAAGAGGGAGTAGCCGCCCTTGCGTCTGCAACACCGGTAGATTCTGGGGAAACGGCAAATTCCTGGTATTACGAAATCGAGAATCGAAAAGGTTCAGTTACGATTTCATTCCATAATTCAAATGTTCAAAATGGAGTTCCAATTGCGGTTATTTTGCAGTACGGACATGGGACTCGAAACGGCGGCTGGGTACAGGGGCGAGATTATATCAATCCTGCTATCCAGCCTATTTTTGACAAAATCGCAAATAACGCATGGAAGGAGGTTACTAAGCTATGAGTACGACAATTGACGAAAGAGTCGTTGAAATGCGATTCGATAACAAGCAGTTTGAGCAGAATGTTCAGACCAGTATATCGACAATTGAAAAGCTCGAAAAAAGCTTAAATCTCAAAGGTGCCTCCAAAGGATTGGAAGATGTGAATGCCGCAGCCAAAAACTGCAACATGACTCCGCTTTCCAACGCAGTTGAGACGGTAAAGATGCGGTTCTCAGCGTTGGAAGTCATGGCAGTTACGGCTCTGGCAAACATCACAAATTCAGCGTTAAATGCTGGTAAAAATATTGTTTCTGCACTGACGATCGATCCGATTAAGACAGGATTTCAGGAGTACGAAACACAAATCAATGCAGTTCAGACTATTCTTGCCAATACGCAGAGTAAAGGGACAACGATTGATCAGGTAAATGCGGCTCTTGATGAGCTGAACAAATATGCCGACCAGACGATTTACAATTTTACGGAAATGACCCGTAATATTGGTACTTTCACAGCGGCCGGTGTTGATCTGGATAAATCAGTAACCTCAATCAAAGGTATTGCAAACTTAGCGGCTGCTTCAGGTTCTAACGCTTATCAGGCCAGTACCGCTATGTATCAGCTTTCGCAGGCGATTGCAGCAGGTAAGGTTAGTTTGCAGGACTGGAACTCCGTTGTGAATGCGGGAATGGGCGGTCAGCTATTTCAGGATGCTTTAAAGAGAACGGCTGAACACTTTGGCGTGAATATGGACGCTATGATTGAGAAGTACGGCTCATTCCGAGCATCTCTTACTGAAGGCGGATGGTTGACAACTGAGGTTCTGACCGAGACTCTGACACAATTATCTGGGGCTTATTCGGAGGCGGACCTCATTGCACAGGGATACACTGAAGAACAGGCTAAAGAGATTACAGAACTGGCTCAAACAGCGTTGGATGCGGCTACTAAGGTTAAGACATTCACGCAGTTATGGGATACTCTGAAAGAATCGGTTCAATCTGGTTGGACACAAAGCTGGGAGATTATCATTGGTGACTTCGAAGAAGCGAAAGAGCTTTTAACCGAGGTCAGTAATGCGCTTGGCAACATGGTAAATGCTTCTGCCGAAGCAAGAAACAAAATGTTGCAGGACTGGAAAGACCTTGGCGGTCGAACCGCATTGATCGAATCGGTAAGAAATGCTTTTGAAGGTTTGGCTGGAGTGATAAAGCCGATCCGAGAGGCGTTTAAGGAAGTCTTTCCGCCGATGACAGGAGAGCAACTTTACAATCTTACCGTCGGATTGCAGGAACTCACAGAAAAATTCAAAATAGGTGAAGAAACGGCGAATAACCTGAAGAGAACATTCAAAGGGGTATTCGCTTTATTTGATATCGGGCTTCAGGGCGTCAAAGCACTGGTTGGCGGATTTGCTGATCTGATTGGTTATGTGGCTCCGGCCGGAGATGGAATTCTCGGGTTTACAGCCAGTATTGGAGATTTCATTGTTGGTATTGATGAAGCCATTAAATCTTCTGATGCCTTTAACAAAGCTATCGAAGGAATCGGAAATTTCCTGAAACCAATTGCGGATGGAGTAAAGACTTTTGTAAAAACAGTCGCTGATGCTTTCAGTGAGTTTGCTAGTGTTGATACCAGCGGTCTCGATAATTTTGCGGATAAGGTACAGACCCGATTTGAACCATTCGTAAAATTAGGAGAACTGGTAAAGAAGGCATTTGAAGGAATTATTGGAATTGTCGAGAAGGCGGCTCCCGTTTTATCGAAGCTGGGTTCCATTGTTGCGAATGCGTTTGGAAACCTTGGGGAAGCAATTCTCACAGCATTTGATACCGCAAGTTTTGACCCGATTTTAGACTTAATCAATACTGGATTGTTTTCCGCAATTCTGATTGGAGTGAAGAAGTTCATTGACTCTTTATCAGAAATCACAGAAAACGGCGGTGGAATTCTTGGTTCGTTCAAAGATATTTTGGATGGAGTTAAGGGGAGCCTTGAAGCATGGCAGTCGAGTCTAAAGGCCGGGACTCTTCTGAAAATTGCTGGAGCTATGGCAATCCTGACCGCAGCGATTGTGGCATTGTCCCTGGTTGATTCCGAGAAGCTAAATGCGTCCTTGGGGGCTTTGAGTGTTCTGTTTGTTGAACTACTTGGTTCCATGGCTATCTTTGAAAAGATAATGAACGGCGCAGCAATCAAAGGAATGGGACAGTTGACCATTGCGATGATTGGAATGTCCACCGCCGTTCTTATTCTTGCGGGGGCAGTTCAGAAATTATCCGGTTTGGATTGGGATGAGCTTCTGAAAGGACTGGTCGGTGTTGCCGGATTATCTGCTATTCTGGTAGCGTCTGCAACGGCACTTTCTAAAACATCGAAAGGGTTAATAAAAGGTTCTGCTGGTTTAGTGGTATTCGCAGCAGCGATTCGAGTTCTTGTGGGAGCGGTTGAAGATTTAGGAGCTTTGGATGTAGGCTCTTTGACTAAAGGTCTAATCGGAGTCGGAGTTCTTTGCACAGAACTGGCATTGTTCCTGAAGGCTACGGATTTGGATGGAATGGGAGTTCTGAAAGGAACAGGGTTAGTTCTTCTTGCAGCATCTATCAATATTCTGGCAGATGCGGTTGGCGCATTTGGTGCTTTGGATATTTCCAGTCTTTTGAAGGGGCTATCTGCGGTTGCAGTGGTTCTTACTGAGCTGGCAGTATTTACCAAAGTAACAGCCAACGCGAAACATGTAGTTTCCACCGCTACAGCAATGACGATTCTTGGAGCAGCCATGCTCGTGTTTGGGGAAGCTGTAGAAAAGATGGGGAACTTGTCCTGGGGAGAGATTGGGCGAGGTCTTACTACAATGGCTGGTTCTTTGGCGGCAGTGACAGTTGCGATGAATCTTCTTCCAAATGGAATGATATCGAAAGCGACTGGAATGGTAGAGGTCGGTGCGGCATTACTCATTATCGGCGAAGCAGTCCGAAATATGGGCGGAATGTCCTGGGATGAAATTACCAGGGGATTAGTAACACTTGCAGGTTCCATGACCATCCTTGTTGTTGCACTTAATGCAATGAAGACTGCGCTTCCGGGTGCGGCGGCGATTCTTACGGTGTCCGCTGCATTGGCGATATTCACCCCGGTTCTCAAGTCATTGGGAAATATGTCTTGGGAGAGCATCGCCAAAGGGTTGGTGGCACTGGCAGGTTCTTTTACTGTTCTCGGTGTTGCAGGAGTGGCATTAGGACCATTGACCCCAGCGATTCTTGGACTTTCGGCTGCCATTGCTGTATTGGGAGTGGGATGTCTGGCCGCAGGTGCTGGCATTCTCGCATTTTCTACTGGACTTTCTGCTTTGGCGGTATCCGGAGCGGCAGGAGCAGCGTCTTTAGTGGTAGCAGTATCCAGCATTCTCAGTCTGATACCACTGTTGTTTGAATCAATCGGAGAAGGAATCCTTTCTCTAGCAGGTGTAATCGCAAATGGTGGGCCAGCTATTGCTGAGGCATTTACAGTATTGGTGCTTGCCGCAGTCGAGGCTTTGGTTACGGCTGTACCGGTGGTCGTGGACGGACTATTTGTCCTTATCGACAGTGTCCTTTCGGCTCTGGTCGAACATACACCAACCATCGTGGAGCAGCTATTCGATATTTTGATCGGGATTATTCAGGCTATCACGACGAAACTTCCGGAATTGATTAAAGCCGGCGTAGAGTTATTGATGGCTTTCTTTGACGGGGTAATCGACGCCTTGAGTGGTATTGATGTGAATGTGCTCATCAAAGGAATCGCTGGAATTGGTTTGCTTTCGGCAATTATGCTTGCTCTCAGTGCAGTTGCGTCCTTGGTACCCGGGGCTATGCTTGGTGTTCTCGGAATGGGTGCGGTCATTGCGGAATTGGCATTGGTTCTGGCGGCTGTCGGCGCTCTGGCTCAGATTCCTGGGTTAGAATGGCTTATCGGTGAGGGCGGAAATCTGCTTCAGGGAATCGGTACTGCGATTGGCAAGTTTGTCGGTGGCATTGTTGGCGGCTTCATGTCCGGAGTCTCCAGTCAGTTTCCTCAAATTGGTGCAGACCTCTCTGCATTTATGACGAATGTGCAGCCATTTATCGAAGGTGCCACACAGCTTAATCCTTCTATGTTGGATGGTGTAAAAGCATTGGCAGAAACCATCCTTATTCTAACCGCAGCCGATATTCTAAACGGATTGACTTCCTGGCTTACTGGGGGATCTTCTCTGAGCGATTTTGCCACCCAACTAGTTCCCTTCGGTGAAGCGATGCGGGATTTCTCCATCGCCATTGCTGGTATGGACGGGGAATTGGTAGCAAATGCGGCCACTGCGGGAAGAACACTTGCGGAGATGGCAGCAACTCTTCCGAATTCTGGAGGAGTTATCGGATTCTTTACAGGCGAAAATGACATGAGTACTTTCGGTGCCCAGCTTATTCCATTCGGTGAGGCGATGATGGGCTTTGCAAATGCTGTAAGAGGACTGGATGCGGATACTGTAACGAATGCTGCTACCGCAGGAAAGGCCATGGCTGAAATGGCAACCACAATTCCGAATTCCGGGGGTGTGGTAGGTTTCTTTGCTGGTGAAAATGACATGGATGCGTTTGGCGAGCAGCTTGTGCCGTTCGGTGAGGCTATGATGCTGTTCTCGCAGGCTGTAAAAGGTCTGGATGCAAATGTGATCGTAGAATCCGCTACGGCGGGAAAGGCGTTAATCGAATTGGCAAATACTGTTCCGAACAGTGGCGGTGTCGTTGGCTTCTTTACCGGAGAAAACGACATGGATACATTCGGGGAAAAGTTGGTGCCGTTTGGTAGAGCGATGAAATCCTACTCTGATGCGATTGCAGGCATTGATGTGGAGGCTGTTACGAATTCAGCAACGGCTGGCAAAGCAGTGGTTGAACTTGCGAATACGTTACCGAATACTGGCGGACTGGTAAGCTGGTTTACCGGAGATAACGATATTGCAGCCTTTGGTACGAGCTTGGTTTCCTTTGGTAAGAGCTTCGCACAATACTCCGACTATATGAAGGATGTAGATGCAAATATCGTTACCACCACGACCAATGCTGCGACATCGATTGTTGAGCTTCAGAAAAGTCTTCCAAAAGAAGGCGGATGGTTCTCTGATGATATGACGCTTGCCAGCTTCGGCAGTGACATGGCTTCGTTCGGAGCTCATTTCAGCAATTATTACAACAGCATCAGCGGTATTGATACGGCATTATTATCCGGCGTAATTACTCAGACAAATCGTTTGGTAAGCATGGCAAATGGGATGGTTGGTCTGGACACAAGCGGTATGACTTCTTTCAGTTCCGCATTGACAACGCTTGGCGAAACTGGTGTGACCGGATTTATCAATGCGTTCAATAATGCAGAATCGAAAGTAACGACTGCGGCTTCGAGTATGCTGTCATCCTTCATCAATGGTGCAAATGCAAAGAAATCCGAACTGACAATAACATTCACCACGCTGGTTCAGGCTGTATTGACAGCAATCAATGGAAAACAGGGCGAGTTCCAGACCAGTGGTTCCACGCTTATGGTTAAGTTTATTGCTGGTGTACGTTCTCAGGATAGTCCTTCCAGAACAACCTTTACCAACATCGTTAGCGGTTGTTTGACTGCGATACGAAATAAGTATGGGGAATTCACATCAACCGGAACACAAACCATGGTGAAGCTGATTGCTGGTGTCAGATCGCAGGACAGTAGTGCGCGGATGGCGTTCACAAATATCATTAGCGCTTGTCTTACGGTGATTAAAAATAAGTATGCAGAATTTACCTCGACGGGTAGAGAGTGCATGGTTAAATTTATTGCCGGTGTTAGAAGCAAGGATAGCGAACTCCGAACAGCTTTTACAACCACATTGAGCGGGTCCATAACTGCTATCAAAGATTATTATAGCCAGTTCAAATCTGCTGGTTCATATCTGGTTGACGGTTTCTGTGATGGTATCAGTGAAAATACTTGGAAAGCAGAAGCAAAAGCGAGAGCCATGGCAGCAGCAGCCGCTGAAGCGGCAGAAGATGAATTGGATGAGCATTCTCCTTCTAAACGCTTCTATGGAATCGGTAACTTTGCGGGAGTCGGTTTCATAAATGCGTTGATTGACAATGTCTCCAAGGCTGGAAAAGCTGGACGGGAAATTGCCAGATCCTCTATTGATGGACTGAATGACATCATTTCCAGAATTGCAGATTATGTGGACGCGGATATGGATGTTCGGCCTACTATTCGACCGGTTCTTGATTTATCCGCTGTGGAAGCAGGGACTGGAAGGCTGAATACTCTGTTTAGCAGAAATCAAGCATTGTCTGTCAGCACTGGGATGAATGATCGGGTTTCCGAGATGACAGTTCAAAATGGAGAAAGTTCTCCTACTGGAAATACCTATCAATTCACGCAAAACAATTATTCGCCTAAGGCTCTGTCGAGAATTGATATTTATCGGCAGACAAAGAACCAATTTTCGGCGATGAAAGGGCTGGTGGGTAACACATGATTAGAGCAGTAACTGTAACTAATTACTTAGGCGAATCAAAGAGATTTGAATTAGCGTTCCCGGAGGAATCCGGGTTCGCTGTTCAATCTATCAGTGGATTAGGACCGAGCAAAGCGGATATTAACACGACAGAAATCTCTACGAATGACGGATCACTGTATAACTCGGCAAGAGTAAATTCCAGAAATATTGTTATGTCTCTGAAACTGATGTTCAATCCTCAGATTGAAGACACGAGACATGATTCCTACAAATATTTTCCGATAAAGAAGAGAGTAACACTTCTCATTGAGACGGATAATCGTATTTGTGAGACCTATGGCTATGTGGAATCGAATGAGCCGGATATTTTCAGCAGTGACGAGACAACGCAGATTTCCATCGTGTGTCCCGATCCTTATTTTTATTCTGCTGGTCCGGATGGAACCAACACAACGATTTTCTATGGGGTAGAACCTCTGTTTGAGTTTGCTTTTTCCAATGAATCTTTGACCGAATCTCTGATTGAATTCGGTGAGATCAAGAACGAAACCGAGCAGACGGTTTATTATTCTGGCGATGCTGAGATTGGGGTTGTAATTACCATCCATGCGATCGGAAACGTGAAAAATATTACGATTTACAATACCGGAACGAGAGAGGTAATGCGTATTGATACTGATAAATTGGAGCAGCTAACCGGTTCCGGAATGGTTGCCGGCGATGAAATCATCATCTCCACCATTAAAGGGGATAAATCAATTACGCTTCTCCGAAACGGTATCTACACCAATATTTTAAACTGCCTTGATAAAGATTCTGACTGGTTTCAGCTTTCTAAAGGCGATAATATTTTCGCTTATGTGGTAGAAGAAGGAACAACCAATGTGCAGTTTAAGATTGAAAACAGAACAGTGTTTGAGGGGGTATAGTTATGGAATTGATTGTTCTGGACACTTCTCTGAAAATGCTTTCTGTGCTTGATACCTTTGAGTCTCTGATATGGACGGAGCGGTATTCCGCCTATGGAGATTTCGAGGTATATACGAGTATCAATGATTCTGTTCTTGAAATCCTGAAAGACGACTATTATCTCTGGCTGAAAGAATCTGACCAGACTATGATTGTCGAGGATAGAAAGATTGAATCTGATGCTGAAAATGGAAACCACTTCACGGTAACTGGAAGGTCGTTGGAATCTATTCTGGAGCGCCGTATTATTTGGAAGCAAACAATTCTCAGCGGAAACTTTCAAAATGGAATTAAAAAGCTGCTAGATGAGAACATCATCAATCCTTCTGATACTTCCAGAAAGGTAGAAGGACTGGTATTTGAAGCATCAACAGATCCAGCGATTACTGGACTGACGGTAGATGCTCAGTTTACCGGAGACAATCTGTATGAAGCTATCAAAAAGCTGTGCGATTCCAAAAATGTCGGTTTCCGAATTAGATTATCCGATGATAACAAATTTGTTTTTAAACTTTATGCCGGTGCAGACCGTTCTTACGATCAGTTCACGAATCCATACGTCATCTTTTCTCCCAAATTCGAAAATGTAATCAATACCAATTATCTGGAATCAAAGAAAACTTTGAAAACGGTTACTCTGGTTGCTGGAGAGGGAGAAGGAGCAGATCGGAGGACTACAACTGTAGCTTGTTCATCTGGAGCCGGAACAGGTTTGAATCGGAGAGAACTTTACACGGATGCTAGGGATGTTTCTTCGACTGTGGATAATGAAACGTTGACGGACGCTGAGTATAATGCACAGCTTTCTCAAAGAGGTTTGGAAAATCTGGCCGAGAACATCGCAACCAAATCCTTTGAGGGTAAGGTTGAAACAACGAGGATGTACCGATATGGAGAAGACTTCTTCTTGGGAGATATGGTGCAGATTGTGAATGAATATGGTATTGAAGGAAAAGCCCGTGTCACAGAATTCATTCGCTCTCAGAGCAAGGAAGGACTCGATTCGTATCCGACATTCGTTACCGTAGAATAGCAGGAAAGGGGTGAAGAAAAATGAGTGTCACTTATGGATTCTACAATTCAAGGAACCAAGATAGACGATACGATGCGATTCAAATGTCCAGTATTTTTGATGGGATCATACGTGACGGCATTTTGCAGCATGTCGGGACTGCTATGATGGTGAACGCATCTACTGGCATGATGGTGAATGTCGGAATCGGACGAGCATGGTTCAATCATACCTGGACATTAAACGATGCCTTACTTCCATTAACTGTACCAGAATCAGAAGTGATTCTGAATCGAATTGATGCAGTTGTTTTGGAAGTGGATTCAAGGGAATCGGTTCGCGCAAACGCAATTAAAATCATCAAAGGCACACCAGCTACCAATCCGGTGAAACCGACGATGATTAGCACAAACGACAGATGGCAGTATCCATTGGCATATATTCGGGTAAATTCTGGCGTTACGTCCATTCGTCAGGCAGATATTACCAATGCAGTTGGAACATCAGAGTGTCCATTTGTAACGGCTCCATTGGAGATGATGTCTATCGATGCTCTGGTTGCACAGTGGAAAGATCAGTGGGATGCTTTCTATGAAAAAGAGACCTCTGATATGGAGGCCACAAATGCTTTCTGGAAAGAGCAGTGGTCAAAATGGTTTAACGCCCAGACGGAAGAAATCCAGCAATCTTATTTGGAATGGGAAAAACAGTGGGATGACTGGTATGCCGCTCAGACAGCGGATATGCAGGAGACAAACGCTTACTGGAAACAGTTGTGGGCGAGTTGGTTCAATGAGTACACGAACAGTAACACGTCCGAAATGGCTGCGTGGAGAGAAAACGCTCAGGCATTATTTGACGAGTGGTTCCAGCAGTTGAAGGATACACTTTCAGAAGATGTGGAAGCGAATCTGGCAAACCAGATATTGGAGTTGCAGGAAAGGACGAAGGTTCTGGAAGAATTTGCGGAAGGACTTCGGACCGAATTCACTGTGTACAACAAGCTTTACGATAATGGATACGAGAACTATGATGATCTTCTCGATTCATCAGAAGGAACTATTATTGACAGTAACGTGGACCCGATTGTGGCGCGTGCATATTCCAGCTCCTTGATTCTGGATAGCAACGGACAGCCCATCGACGGCCGCGTTATTTTTTGCATTAAGTAAAGGAGGATATATCGAGATGAAAATTACGGATTATGAGAAGGTCCAGACGCTGGATGAAAGCAATATTGTCTTGATTGACGGCAATAATGGGACCAAAACAATTCTGGTAGCTGATTTCATTAAGTCCTTGATAGGACTTATCAGTTCTCAGGATTTTATTTCCGGCGTCAATCTGTCTGAGCTTACACAGATTAACGCGTTGACAGCGGATGACAAACTGCTGATTGGAACGGCTGAAGGAAACAAAGCAATTGGTGCAGACGATGCACTCTTTGCGATTCTGGATGCCTTTGTTCCGAAGGAGCAGCGCCGGATGATTTACAGAGGGAAAAATCTGGGTGCTGTTGTTACAGAAGAGCAGAAAGCCAATATCAAGAACGGGACTTTCAAAGGCTTCTTCCTGGGCGATTACTGGACAATTGGCAGCTACACATGGAGAATCGTAGATTTCGATTACTGGTATAACTGCGGCGACACCGCGTTTACCTCGCCTCATCTGGTTATCATGCCGGATAAGCCGCTTTATAATGCTCAGATGAATGAGACCAATATTACTACTGGAGGCTATACTGGTTCTCTGATGTACACGGAGAATTTGGCTCAGGCAAAAACATTGGCAGCAAGCGCCTTTGGTGATTTGATTCTTACTCACCGCGAATACCTGACAAATGCCGTTACCGACGGACACGCTTCAGCAGGAGCTTGGTTCGATTCTACGCTTGATCTCCCGAATGAGATTATGATGTATGGATGTCATGTATATGCGGCGATGAACAACGGGACGGTAATCCCAACGAATTACACTATCGGAAAGACACAGCTCGCTCTGTTCACAGTAGTTCCGAAGCTGATTTCCAATCGTGCAACATTCTGGCTCAGAGATGTCGTTTCTTCGGCTCATTTCGCTCTTGTGAACTACCTTGGCGGCACGGACTCCTACTACGCTTCGTACTCTCTTGGGGTTCGTCCGGTCTTCGCTATTGGTTAGTCTGAATCCAGGGGCCTTGTGCCCCCGTGAAAAACCGTACGCAGGTGACAACAATTTGTGTTATAAAGAGAAAAACTCTAAAGAAAGGTGAGAATCAAAATGGATAATAAAGTTTATAAAATCACCCTCGGAAACGGACATGTCATCGACCAGTTGAAGCTGAATGGCAACAACTTCATTTCGTCTACCGAAATCGAAAAGTCTGTATTCAGCGGGAACCTTTCCAAAGTTATTATCAATGATGGCGAGCAGGATGAAATCCATAAAAATATGGACCTCATTCATATCACTAAGATGGGTGATTCCGAATACTGGTTTGCTCTCCGGGATGTTTCCGATCAGGAAATCACACAGAAGGCATTTATGTCTGCTGCTTCCATGATGGCCATAAAGACTCTGTCTGATGAAGAAGCTCTTACCGTGGCCGCCATCTTCCCCGAATGGTCTGCGGATTCTGTAAATTACAAGAAAGATGACCGTGTTCGTTATGGGGATACTCTTTACAAGTGTTTGCAGGATCACCCGTCTCAAGCTTCCTGGACTCCGGATGCAGCACCTTCGCTGTGGGTTAGAGTTGATGATCCGGCTGTCGAATGGCCCGAATGGGTACAGCCTACAGGTTCTACCGACGCGTATCCGAAAGGAGCAAAGGTGACTCACAACGGGAAGAAATGGATTTCCGATATTGAAGCAAATGTATGGGAACCGGGTACTCCCAGCAGCAATTGGACGGAGTACACTGAAGAATGAGCGTCCTGGTGAGCGACCGGACTGAATCCAAATTTGAAGCGATTACATATTCTATCGAATTGCATGATATGTTGATCGACCTTATGCAGCGTAGTTTCGGAGTGAAAGATTTGGATAAGCTTGTTCGGGTAAGATATGCTCACGGAAAGGATGCGACGGAAGACTTTTCACGGTATAGGTATTTGATGCTGAATTACAAAAATCGCATTGATCAGTTGGCTTCTATGTTGACCAGCAATGTGCGAGCAGCAAATTCTATCTATCCGACTACACTGCATGAATATGAAAAAAGAAGAGATTATCAGAATACAGCCATAGTAAACTGCGAGCAACTTTTGAAAGAGTTGCAACGAATCGTTGAGATATTCGAAGTGGACGTTAATCTCTACAGTCGCTATGTTAAAGCTATCGACCGAGAAATCGGATTGATAAAGAAGTGGCGTCAACGAGATAACCGAATCAAGTCACAGTTAAGAGGGTAATGTCTAATTATGCGTCGTTTCTTCGGCTAATTTCGCTAATGTGAACAACAATGGCAACACGAACTACAACAACGCTTCGAACTCTAATGGAGTTCGTCCGGATTCTCTGCCTAACCAACAGAGAAGGAGACATTGTCCTTTCCGAATGGATAAATAGCAAAGCCGGACGCAATTTACTACGGTAAGTATTGCTATCACGGTGAATGATTTATGGACTATGAGGAGATTATCTGTGACGCCAACAACTTGTATAGGGCTTACAAGGTTTCTGTCAAAACTAGCAAATGGAAGGAGACTACCCAGAAATTCATGATGAATTTTCTTCGGTACATCTTCTCCATTCAAGATGACCTGATGAATCGGACCCTTCAAAATGGACCGACGCAGGAATTCACGCTGTTTGAGAGAGGCCGAGTAAGACCTATTACAAGTATTCAAATTCGGGATCGCATTATTCGGCATGTCTTATGCGATGAAGTTTTGCTTCCGGAAGTGAAGAAGCATATTATCTACGACAATTGCGCCTCGATTAAAGGAAGAGGTATCTCCCACCAACGGGACAGGTTCGAAGTTCATCTCCGTAAATACTATCGGTTGTATGGAAATGAAGGGTGGATATTGTTCGGCGACTTTTCCAAGTTTTACGACAACATTATTCACGAGATTGCCAAACGAGAACTCTTAAAGCTGTTTGACGACGATGAATTTATTGACTGGCTGTTGACACAGATTTTTGATGGATTCAAAATTGATGTTTCTTACATGACGGATGAAGAATACGCCAGATGTATGTTCAATACTTTCAATAAGCTGGAGTATAGGAAGATTCCAGAATCCACACTGACAGGCGAAAAGTGGATGGAGAAATCGGTAAACATTGGCGACCAGCTATCTCAGGTAATTGGGATTTATTATCCGTACCGGATTGACAATTACGTCAAATATGTACGGAGTCAGAAGTTCTATGGAAGATACATGGATGACTGGTACATCATGAATCCGAGTAAAGAGGAATTGTTGGATTTGCTTGATAATATTCATCGGATTGCAGAAGAGTATGGAATCCATATCAATAAGAAGAAAACTCGTATTGTGAAGATTTCCAGCACTTATAAATTTCTGCAAATCAAATATAGCTTAACGGATTCCGGAAAGATAATCAAACGAATCAATCCAAAGCGGGTTACTACGATGCGAAGAAAGCTCAAGAAGCTCGCTGTCAAGGTGAAGAATGAGGAGATTTCGTATGAAAATGTAGAGAACATGTTTCGAGGCTGGATGGGAGGCTTCTATAAGCTTTTATCCAGGGAGCAAAGGAAAAACTTAATAGGTCTCTATGAAGATTTGTTTGAAAAATCGATTACGATTGTCAACAAAAAGATCGTTGTAACCGACAAAATCAAATAAATATTGGAGGATGCTAAAATGGAGCCATGGTTTCAAATGGTAGCAACAATTGTTTGCGCCGTCATAGCTTCTTCTGGGTTTTGGGCGTATATCCAGAAACGAGGCGAAAAGAAAGATGTAAAAACTCAAATGCTCATCGGATTAGCGCATGACCGGATTGTGTATCTTGGAATGTGTTATATCGAACGAGGATGGATCACTCAAGACGAGTATGAAAACCTCAATGATTACCTTTATAAACCTTATGAAAAAATGGGTGGGAATGGTTCGGCACAGAAAATCATGCTGGAAGTCAATAAACTTCCCATCCATAAATCAACATATGTGGAAGAAAATTAGTAGGAGGAAAAATCATGATGGAACAGATTATGAACTATGTGCAGCCGGAACTGATCGTCGTGGCGATTGTCCTGTACTTCTGTGGTATGGGTCTGAAACAGACGCAGACAATTAAGGACAAGTATATTCCGCTGATTCTCGGTGCTTCTGGCATCGTCCTTTGTGGGATTTGGGTTCTGGCAACGTGTCCACTGGGGAACGGTCAGGAGATTGCAATGGCTATATTTACGGCAATTGTTCAGGGAATTTTAATGGCGGGCCTCAGTACCTATGTGAATCAAATTATTAAACAGGCAAATAAAGACGAGTAACTGGAGCGGGCAACCGTTCTTTTTTTTATGTCTCAAAAAGAGAGGATGAGAGAATATGGGCGCTATTAACAAAGTAATCTACGGTGGAGAGACATTGATCGATTTGACCGGCGATACCGTAACTGCTGATAAGATTCTTTCCGGCTTTACCGCCCATGACAAGGGGGGGAGTCAATCACAGGTACTTGTGAATACGATGTAGATTCTTCCGATGCGACGGCTGCTGTTGCTGAAATCCTTCAGGGAAAGACCGCGTACGTACGAGGTCAGAAACTGACGGGAACCATGAAGAATAACGGAGCGGTGACTGGAACGATTTCTGCTAAGGATGAAGAGTACACCATTCCGCAGGGACACCATGACGGTTCTGGTAAAGTTGGTATTGCGGCATCAGAAAAAGAGAAACTTATTCCAGACAACATTCGGGAAGGTATTACCTTGCTGGGTGTAGAAGGCGCCATGTCTGGTACAGAAGATGCCAAACCCCAGGCAAAGACAGTTACTCCTTCAACGGAAGCCCAGACAATTCTTCCGGATTCTGATGAAGGATACAATTATTTGTCTCAGGTTACGGTTGAAGCAATCCCATACAATGAGAGTGAAAATCCCGCTGGAGGTACTACGGTAACTATCGGGTAGGAGGGAGGCTTAAATGGCTACAAGTAAAGTCGTTTACAGCGGCAGAACCCTCATAGACCTGACTGGGGATACTGTAACCGAAGAAACTTTGCTAAGAGGATACACAGCTCACAAAGCAAATGGGACGAAAATCGTAGGGACAGCGTTTGCTAATTATCCGGATCGATATTCGTTTCTTGACCCCATCCAGGATTCAACCGGAGAAAACATCCTCGACAATTTGAATAACGTACTACAGGGCGAAACGGTGTATAAAAAGGTGTAGAAATGTCGTTTACTTCTTGAGCATTCCTACACCTTTGCCGTTTGAGTACCGTAAACACTGGATTTTTTGTTTCTATTATAATTTTGTTTTTTGTTTGCCTTATTCTCTATAGACCTGGATTTAAATTCTTCCTGCTTTGGTTGGCAATTTGTGCCATAGCACTGTTTTTTCTCAAACCTTCTGTTGGAGTATGGGGACTTTTCATATATGGTTTTGTGTGGAGTAGTGATGGACCATCTAGTGAAAATACTGAAGCTAAAAACACTGCTGCTTCAAAGAACACCTTTTCTGACACTAGCTTCAATGGAGTAAATAATGAAAACAAACACAGAGGGACGAGCTATGATACGGGCGAAATTACATATTATTCTAATGGTAATTCGAGCATTCGTTATGATGATGTTACGTACTTTGAAGATAGGATCCGAAGTGTTCAGTCTGGAATGGTGACATACTATTTCGATGAAAACAATCGAGCGCTAGGACGTAGCGTTGACAATGGAAATGGGGTTCACACCTATTTTGATGTCAATAATAATGAAATTGGTCATAGTTATACAAGTGGACGACTTACAGATTTTATTGGGAATTGTTTTGAAATTTAAATAGGAAGATATATTTCTTAAATGACTTTGTAGATATCCAAGGCGAAACTGAAAATAGCATATTTCTATATAAAGACCGTTTGCGAAAATTCGTAGATGGTCTTTTTGTTCTTCTAAAAGTCGAGGTGTGATAAAGCCGCTTTATAAATAAGAATGAATTGAAATATAATTTATATATGAAAAGATTGTTATGAGACATTCTGGAAAGACTTGAAAACTGTCAATGTTATATATATAATAATATGTGAAATATACAACATTGGATATTGTAGAAGGGAGCAATACG